ACTCGATGGCATCGAGCCGGGTGACGTGGTGGTCACTGGCGACGGCCCGCATGTTGTGACCTTTGGCGGGCTATTGGCGAACACCGATGTCGCCGCCATCACTGGCGTCGGCGGGACCGACGAGGTCCAAACGATTACGATCAGCGGCAGCATTGCGGGCGACACGATGGTCTTGAGTTGGGACGGCGACGATACCTCGCCTTTAGCCCACGACGTTACGAGTGCCAATCTTCAGACCGCGCTCGAAGGACTCGATGGCATCGAGCCGGGTGACGTGGTGGTCACTGGCGACGGCCCGCATGTTGTGACCTTTGGCGGGCTATTGGCGAACACCGATGTCGCCGCCATCACTGGCGTCGGCGGGACCGACGAGGTCAACACTGTCACTTTGAACGGAGTCACGAGCGGGAACTTCACGTTGACGTACAGTGGCAAGACTACGGCTGAAATCGAGTACGACGCAACAGCGCAGGAAGTGCAAGATGCGCTTGAAGGGTTGAGCAACATTGAAACTGGTGACGTAGTTGTCACCGGAACAGCGCCGGAGTGGGTGGTTACGTTCCAAGGAAACTTGGCCAACACGGATATTACACTGACGGGCGACGATACTAACTTGATCGGCGACCCCGCAACAATTTCAATCGTCGAGACCACGCCGGGCAACGAACTAACTGTTGCAGTTGTAGAGACCACGCCGGGCAACGAACTAACTGTTGCAGTTGTAGAGACCACGCCGGGCAACGAACTAACTGTTGCAGTTGTAGAGACCACGCCGGGCAACGAACTAACTGTGAGTGTAATTGAGACTACCCCCGGCAACGAACTAACTGTTGCAGTTGTAGAGACCACGCCGGGCAACACTCTCAGTGTGAGTGTAATTGAGACTACCCCCGGCAACACTCTCGGTGTGAATGTGACGGAGGATGTCAAAGGGAACGAAGCCGTGGTGGAGGTCGTCGAGACCACAAAAGGCGACGATGACGGGACGGTTGTCGCGGTAAAGGCAACGGAGGCGAGTGATGGCTGTGACTACGCTTGGATGGCCCTCTAATGAACACGACCTTTTACGGTTCGGTTGTCGAAGCTACTGCGTACTTCAGTGCGAGACTGCACGAGCAGGCTTGGACGAATGCAGCGGTTGAGGATCGCGCTAAAGCGCTCTTGGCCGCGACCCAGTTGATCGACACCCTGAATTACAAAGGCAACAAAGCGGCTGTTTATGCCTTATTGGAAACAAATTCCGCTGCCACGAGCGAGGACGTTCGGGCTGCTGAGTTGTCGCAGGCCCTTGAGTTCCCTCGTGGCGCGGATACGGAAGTACCAGAAGCAATCCGGCAAGCGTGTTACGAGATCGCTTATTCGCTCTTGGACGGAAAAAATCCAGAGCTTGAGCTTGAGGCTTTGGGTGTGTCGAGTCAAAGCTATTCAAGTGTGAAGACAGCTTATGACCGGCAGCAAGTGCCAATCGAACATACTGTCAACATGATCCCCAGTGCGTTGGCGTGGCGTCTAATCCGCCCGTTTTTAAGGGGAAGTGAGACAGTCAGACTGAGTAGAGTTAGCTAACCAGCCATTTGGCTGGGCTGGATTCGCTAGTTACCTGGGTAGGCGGATTCAAATTAAAATCCCTGGGTTGAGGAATGTTATGTTCAATGATTATTTGGCTCCTGTGATGCTTGCTTGCTACGACGCTGAGAGTGATGAAGCTGCCGCTGCTGAAGCCGAAGCCGCTGCCGCTGCCGCTGCTGCCGCTGCCGACAGCACCAAGACTTTTACACAAGCACAAATAAATTCGTACTTGGCGGATGACCGCAGGAAGACGGAACTCAAGTACAAGGCGCAGCTCAAGGTCGAGTTGCAGAAGCAGGAGAAAACCTTCAACGAACTTCTGACGAACAAGAATCTGACGGAGCAGGAGCGGGACAGTTTGCGTGAGTCGTTGGCATCCGTCGAGCAACAGTTACACAGCGAGAAAGAGTTGCTGACCCGGCAGAAGAAGCAGGTCGAAGACCAGTTGACCGCTAAACTCACCGAGTCTGAGAAGAGGGAAAAGGCGTGGGAGAGTCGGTTCAGGGAGTCGTCTATCGCAAGACAACTCCAAGAGGCGGCAGTGTCGAATGATGCTTTCAATGCCCGTCAGATGATCGACCTTCTTCGACCGAAGACGAGTTTGGAAGCGGTGAAGAACGCTGCTGGTGAGGAAACCGGCGAGTACCAAGTCATAGTGGACTTGGAAGTGGCTGGCGTCACAACGAAGTTGAGTCCGACCGACGCCGTGAAGAAGATGAAGGAAGACGCTTCTTACGCGAACCTGTTCAAGTCGAACGTCGTGTCCGGCGCGGGATCAAACTCCGGTACAGGAAGTGCTGCTGTTGGTGCGCCAGACTGGGCGAACATGGATCAGGCGACTTACCGCAAACTGCGGAAAGAGCACCCTGAATTGATTTTTGGAAAAAAGTAACACCGAGCGGAACTCGGGATAACCGTTGAGACCACGGTGGCTCATGCGGGCGTTGAATTGACAAACACAAGTGTTTAGTACCGTTTAGGAGAGTTAAAAATGAGTTATGAAGCCCCCGTGCAGATCGCGTGTTACGACAACGATTGCTACGTCCCCGAGATGTGGGCGCGTGAGTCGCTGGAGATTTTGTTTGAAGAGATGCAGGTGGCCGGTATGGTTCACCGATCTTTTGAGAACGAGATCGCCAAGTACGGCGACACTGTCCACACCCGACGCCCGTCGGAGTCGAAGATCATGCGCCGGTCGGCCACTACGACCGTTGCCAACTTGGTCCAGGCTACCAGTTCAGACGACGTGTCCGTGGTTCTCAATCAGTGGCAGAACCAGACCTTCCTCATCGAGAACAGCGCAGCCGCGTTGTCCTTCGCTGACTTGGTCGAGACCTACCTGCGCCCCCGCATCAAGACGATTGCCCGTGGCGTGGATCGTGCGGTTCTTGGTCGGATGGCCTCGTGCTTTGGCACGACCAATGCCACCCGCGCCGGCAAACTGGCCGGTCTGACTTCGTCCACTGCGTATGACGCTGTGGTCGAGTTGGACAAGATTTTGAACCAGAACAAGGCTCCCAAGGACGGGCGTGCTCTGATGGTGTGCCCGAGTGCCAAGGCTGTGTTGCTGAAGGCTGAGAAGTTCGTGGAAGCTCACCGTCGCGGTGACGGTAGCAGCCCGATTGACACTGCTCAGTTGGGAACTATCCTCAACTTCTTGACCTACGAGGCGAACAACGTCAATAGCATGGAGACTGGCGCTGACATCGAGACTGGGCTGGACTGCGATGCGGCTTACGCTGCTGAGTACGCTGGTGCTCTTAACATTGACGGCACGTTCGTCATGGGTGAGTACATGGTTGTTGCTGGTAACGATCAGCCGACGTACCTCACTGACACGACCGATGGCGCGGTTAAATTGAGCGAGGCTTTGAAGTACGCCACTGAGAATGCTTGTGCTGTGACTCGGTACAAGAGTTGTGCCGTGACCACGACCAGGGCTGCTGGTTATGCGGAGTCGATTTCCTTGAAGTCCCACACGAGTGGCAAGGGCCCGCAAGTTGGTCAGTTGATTTCCTTCTGTGACGCTACGACTGGTGCTAATCGCCACACGTACACCGTCATCGAAGCGACTGAGTCCACGACCACCAGCGAAATCTTGCTGGACCGTCCTTTGGACACGACCATCACTCAGGACTCGACCGTGGTTTGCCCCGGTCCTTACGGGTCTATCAACCCCGCGTTCCACAAGAACGCTCTGGCGTTGGTTACTCGCCCGTTGGCTCCTCAGAGTGGTTTCGGCATGATGTCTTCGACGGTTGCCGTCGATGGAATCGGTATCTCGATTGCCATGCAAGACCTCATCAACGAAGGTCGGAAGGTCGCCATCGACTTGCTGTTCGGCACCGCTGTGCTCGATAGCAATCTGTGCGTGCCTCTTCTCGGCTAGATGCTGTAACATCCACCAACCAGGATCAAGTGATCCTGGTTGGTGGCCTTTTAAGGAGCTACAGCAATGGACCTGGGAACGAGTCTAGGTTTTATCAGGGAGTGGGGACCGTTTGTAGGACCAGCACTGGCCCTGTTGGCGTTCTTCTTGTGGAAAGACTGGAGGCGGGAAGTGCAACTTCAAGAACGGATTACAGCCTTGGAGAAAGAGCAAAAGGACGTGCTTCTTCCACTCGTCGAACGGTGTGCCGAAGTGATTGCACAAAACACGTTGATTTTACAACGTCTGGAAAAAGTAATTGGTCGCTGTACCGCTGTGGCACGGCATGACCAGAAAAATCTGCTTGATAGGTTGATTGAGAACTCGCACGATGACCCCGCTTAATCGAATGGCTCCGTTGGTGCTCTATAAGTTGAAACGCGACTACGGTGGCGCTATCGACATCTATAAGCTCGACAGTTCCACGACAGACATAAAGACCGGTGCGAAGATTGTGCTGGTAACGGTCTACAACGTCAAGCGTGCGATTGTGCTGCCCGCGCGGCAGACACGAGCGTCAGTTTTGGCTACCGCACTGGCAAAAAAGAGTGCCAGTGCGATAGGCACAGTGGACGTTAATTCGCGCGAGTTCATTGTGGACCGTAAGGATACGTCCGGGCTTACGACGCTGAGTGCAGACGACTGGATCGTCTACGGTGGCCGTAAGTATCAGATTGAGAAGATCGAGGCGTTTGAGCTTGATACGGGGTGGATCATTACTGCCAAGGAACTGGTTGGGGAGACTCCTCAACAAGTTGTACAAGGCAGTGCTGATAGTCTGCTCGACGTGACAACGGAGGTCACATAATGGCTCAAAAGGATTGGCCGAGATGGATTACTGCCTCGTTGGCGAGTTATTTGAAGTCGGTGACGACTGCTATACCGATCATCGTGGACGGCATTGATGAACGCTCTGATGCGTTTACCAGAGCCACTGATCGGGCAGAGATACGAATTACCGGACCTTTCACCAGAGAGATGAGCAACGGCTACTGGCAAGCGTATGTCGATGCCAATGTTCTTTTGACAAGCCGTTACGACGGTAAAGCAAAGAATGCTTACGATCTGTTGAAGTACGCCGGGTTGTTTTATGCCGCAATGGACTGTGCGGTAGGCGTGTGGAATTACGGAGGAGAAGCGGGCGACTATGTTGAGAGCCAAGCAGCATCCCATGTGTTCTTAGGCTGTCTAAATGTCCGACCCGGACAAGCTGTGCGTGTAGTGAACTTCGGACAAGTTGACCCCGTTGTGAAGGTCAAGCAAGCAGAAGTTGAAGCCCGCTACGTGATCGAACTTTACGAGTAAACCTATCAAACGGAGAGTATACCATGTCGAGGATAGACCTACGAAATTGTGCGCTGTACTTGCGAGACGGTCTTGCGGGCGCAGCGGTTGCCAACAAGAAAACGAACGAGAAACAAACCATCACCGTAACGGACGCCTCTGGTGGTACGTTCACCGTGACTTACGATAGTAAGTTAAGCGGCGCGTTGCCGTACAACTTGACTCTTGCACAGTTGCAGTCGGCTTTGGAAGGCTTGGTCTCCATCGGCGAGGGCAACGTCAGTGTAACCGGCACAGCGGGCGTGTCATACGTCGTCGAGTTCATTGGAACTCTTGCCGAGCAAAACTTGGCCATCATGGTTATTGACGACACACTCGTCACTGGTGGTGCGGGTGTTGAAGTCACGATCGCAGAGACGGTTGCTGGCGGTACTGGCTCGGCTCCGGCCCAGACTAACACTAGCTTGTCCATCACCAGCGTGGTGCTGAACTCGGCTGATACCGACTTGGTTCCCGTTGGCGCGCGTTTCACCATCGCTGGGGAACTTGTTCCAACGGTGCATGTGGTCACAGCCCGCACCCCCGCGAGCACCAGCCCGACCACGAGTGTGACATTCACGCCCGCCCTCGGAGCACCGGCAACCTCGTACGCTACGGGTGCCGTGATTACGGTCGCCGCGCAGGAGATCGAGATCAGCGTCGGTGATGGCGACATGAAGTTTTCTGAGGCCAATCAGTACAAGTACGACCTAGACCGAGGTCAGCTTGATACGGTCAGGACGGGCGACGACGTGCCGATGGACCTTTCAATTAACTGTACGTTTAGCCAGATTAGATCGGGCACCGGTGAAGTGATTACGCCCATCGAAGCGTTGAAGGGTATCGACGCTGCTGAGGAGTGGGTTTCGTCCTCGTCTGATGCGTGTGAGCCTTATGCCGTGGACGTGGTTGTGGTCGATACTCGCCCGTGCGGTGCGGAAAATACGAGGACGTATTTGTTCCCGGACTTCCGCAGCGAGAAGAGAGATTATGACATCAAAGGAGCGTCAATAGCCATAAGTGGCAAGTGCAACGCTCTTGAGCCTACCATCAGCCTGGGCACATAAGTAGTTTGAGTCTATTAAGGTGCCAGCAATGGCGCTGGCACCTTTGGTTTAATTGCAAGGGAGATTGAGAATGTTAATAGGTGGAGTCGATCCGCGTACCTTACCCGTTGAAGAAGTGCTTGTGTTTCCGAAAGGCGACCAGCAACTTGTTTTCCGGGCGACTGGTCTAGGAAGTCTTGAAGATTTCGAGCGACTGTGCCCAGAGCCTGTCCCGCCGATGAAGCTCACCAAGGAAGGCAAGGTAGCAGACACCGAGGACAAGGACTATGTGGCCGCTATCAGTGGCCATCAAAAGTTGCGGTCAGCCTACTTGATCGTGAACTCGCTCCGACCCAGTGAGATCGAGTGGGACACTGTCAAGCTGGACGCTCCCGCTACATGGGCTAACTGGGATAAAGACCTGAAGAATGCCGGTTTGTCGCAGATTGAGTGTAACCGCATCCAGAGTTTGGTTTGGGAAGCGAACTGCCTCGATGAGAAGAAGTTGCAAAAGGCCCGAGAGCTTTTTCTACAAGGGACGAGGGTGCAGTAGGTAGTTTCATTTGGCCTGACTACCGAACCGGACTCTACGCAGTGTGGAAAGCGTGTGTTCGGCTCGGTGTAAGGCCCCCCGGCGTCCCGAGTACGTGGGAGGAGTGCAGCGTGGTGCAGCAAGCGATGATATTGGCATTCGATCAAACGGCAAGCCACGATAGCGAGGAGATGGCTGCGAAACTAGCAGGATTGTCATGCACCTAACCGCGAACTTCCAAGTACCGAAGGTGGATTTTGAAAAGTACCGTCAAGTATTACACGAGCGGTTGTCACAAGCAATAACGGATGGGGCCAGGGAGTGGCTGACATCTGTGTTGCGTGAGTCAACTGCCGTCGGGATGCCTGTGTGGAGCGCAGCCTCGATGTCCACCTTCGCACCGCTTGCGAGTCAGGTGAACTACGCGATTGCTTTGAGTCCGGTATCCGGGGTCTCAAGCAGGGTCGATGTGGGGATTGGCGCGAGTTCGAGCAACAACGGGGTGTTTGAGTGGGGCGAGACGCCTGGCCACTATTCATTCACTTACAGCACTGGCTTAGAGCACCTTATCGTCAATGAGTACAATAACGCCAACGCTTACATCAATCCAAACACGGGGAGTCCGTATTTTCACCTGACAAATCCTGGTCCGTATCATTTTCAAGAAAAAGGTGAGAAAGCGTTTCGGCAGTCTGTGAGTGAGATTGCTTTGCCTGGGTGGGACGCGATTTTGAGTGTCACAAGTCTAGTAGTAGGTTAAAGTGCCAGACAACATCGAACAAAAACTTGGACTGAATGCCGAGCAGGCTCTTGCGGCCCTAGATCAACTGGACGCAAAGTTCGCCAACTTTGGGGATCAATTGAACTCCGCTACTAGGCGCATGAGTTCCTTTAATGCTCAAGGTACAAGCACAGTAAGCGCGCTTCGACAAATCCAAACACAAGCTGAATCTACGTGCGCCTCGTTGTCCAAACTTAGCTCCCAACAGGCAAGTCTTGGCTCGCAGAAGACAAGTATATCTTCTATGCTCGGCGTCGGCAAAGTCACTTCAGAGGTTCAAGAAAAACTTAATGCCGCCCGTCTTGGGCTAAGCACTTCTGGGACGAGTGCCATCGACGTTCTTAATTCGCAGGTTAAGTCCGCTAACGCCTCCTTGAGTCAAATGACACAGCGAACGGATAGCGTTACTCTCTCGTGGCAGACATTCGCTCGTGTCATTCAGACCCAAGCGTTGATCCGTGGCATCAACTTGATTCGGGACTCCATCCAAGAGTCATCTAAAGCGGCTATCGAGTTCCAAAAGCATATCGCCGAAATCGCGGCTATCAATCCCGAACGAAGTTTCGGGCAGATTGCAGCTAACGTGCGTGAACTATCCGACGCTTTCAATCAGCCGCTTAATCGTACTCTTGAGGCTCAGTACCAGACGATTTCTGACCAATTCGTCTCAACGGCGGATCAAGCCAATATCCTTACAGCGGCCAATCAGTTGGCCAAGACGGGGGCCGACGACTTATCGGCCTCAGCCCAGCTTTTGACCGGGGCTTTGAATGCCTATGGTGAGTCTTCGGATATGGCCGGGGTCCGCGCGGCCCAGTTCTTTGAAGCGGTCAATGTTGGGCGTTTTCGGATGAGCGAGTTGGGCACTGCCCTCGGTCGAACGCAATCATTGGGGCACGAGTTGGGCGTCAGTCTTGAGGAGTTGCAAGCTGCACTGGCCACGATCACAATCGGCGGTGTCCGGGCGAATGAAGCATCGACGCAAGTTAGGAGCACAATGTCCTCCTTGTTGAAGCCTTCTGACGCCTTAAAAGTAGCCTACAAGAAGTTGGGCGTGGAGTCGGGTGAATCGGCTGTTAAGACATGGGGATTCCAAGGTGCGCTAGAGCAGTTGTTTAACTCAGTCGGCAAGAACAAAGCAGCGATGGCTCAGTTGTTCCCGAACGTGCGTGCCTTGGCAGGCGTCTTTCGATTGGCTTCGTCTGGGACTGAAGTCTATGCAAACAATCTTGACCGAATCAGTAAAATAGACCAAGCAACACTCCAGAAAAAGTTTGACCTATTCAAACAAACCGACGCTGAGAAGTTCACTGCCGAGTTGAACAAGATTTCAAACTTCTTCACGGTTGAGTTTGGGACTAAACTCCTTCAGCAGTTTAACAGGGTTGTTGACGCCATCGGAGGAGCTAATGGTCTACTTGGCACACTCAGAGTGCTGACGGGTGACTTGCCACAAGACACTGCGTTGCTACTTAGTTTTGCCGGGGCTGCTTTGCTATTGGGTAAGAACGCTGAGTTAGCGTCATTCAAACTTAATAGTATGCGAGGGGCTTTGACTCTTCTTGCTGGGATTGAAATAGCGAAGATTGGTGGTGAGCGGATTGGTGAAGTCATCAATCAATTGATCGACGCACCTACAAAGGCTTTAACCACTCAGCGGGACAAGGAGTTAAGTGTTAGAAAACAATTAACAGACGCAGCGGTCAGAGAAGAGGACCGTAAGAACACCGAGATAGTAAAGAGTTTGCGTCAGTATCTAACTGAGGCCAATAAACTGTATCTTCAGGATGCAGAAAATCTAAAGTCCGCCATGAAGATACAGGAGAAAGTAGTCAATCAAGCCTTCGATAAGATTCTGTCGGCGCGCCAGAAAATGACTCAGGAGTTATTTTCGGCCTCGGAAGCCGCTGCGGCTAAAGCTGCGGAGATTCCTAATACGGTTGCAGCGCTCCAACAAGGTATCGCAGACCGAGGGTTCCAGCAAAAGGCCGAACGCTTTGACCCTTCTTATCAGTTTAAGCTGTATGAAGAACGAGCTAGGCAAGCTGCTGACGCCGCCTCGAAGTTACAGAAGGCCGCGAAGGACGATAATCAGCAGAAGTTGGCCGACGCAGCTTGGAGCCGCGCTGATGCGTATGCGCAGATGGTGCAGTCAACGGCGAACTCTACTGGGGACTTATGGCAACAGCGGCAGGCTACTGAACTTCTTGACCAGCTTGACGGAAAGAGAATTACTTCCTTGAAACAGCAGGAAGCACTTCAACAAAAACTGTCCAAAGAATTGGAGGCTAGGGCCAACCAGTCGCAAGACCACAACGATGAATTGGAGCGTATGCGGTTGACGATTGAGGACAAGCTCAAGGCGACAACCAAAGACGCCGGTGGAGATATTACCTTCAAAGGCAAAGAGCAATTTAAGCAGGATTTGCTCGACGCTCAATCGCAGATTGATGCTTTTAATGCGAAATTGAAGGAGTGGGGCAGCGAGGATTTTGCTAAGCCGTTCATGGGCGATTCGCGGGCATTTGAGTCAATCAAACGGGAGGCAGAGCGTGCGTTAGCGAGTATCAGTTTGAAGCGTATCGACGCCGCGCCAGAAGCGTACGCGGAGTTAGCTGACCAACTTCAAGCTAGTTTGGATAACTTAAAGTTGGTTGCACCTGTGCTTGTAGAGCTTGAGACAGCTACCGGTTTGGAACTTTTACAAGTCGGACTCGATAAATTACTTGATGCCTACCTAGAAAAATTGAAGAAAGGGAGTGCTGAAGCTATTAAGCAGCAGGCGAACATAGCCAACCAGCTTTTGAATCAAGATACGTATGACACAGCAAGGAAGCAGTTCGGCGAGTCTGTTACTAAGGCGGAAGCCCGGACGAGTGCAGGGGGCTACTCCGAAGAAAAACTGGCTTCCATGACTGCTGAAAGAGCCAAGGTAGCGGCTTTCACGGCTGCACTTGATAAGGCTCGTAGTAGTGCCAAGCTAACTGACGCGCAGTTCGATAAGTTGAAGGCTAGTCTAGCTGACATTGACTGGTCCAAGGCGTACCCCGGCGGTGCAAAAACGAGCCAAGCCGCAATGGCTAATCAACTTAAGGTAATGGCGGAGTCTCTCAATTCATTAAAGGAAATTCAGAAGGAAGCTGGTCCAAGCGCAGAGAGCGGAAAGTCCCAAGGTGAGCTTAACAGCATCAACCAACAGATTGAATCACTTCAAAGGAAGAAGGAAGTCCAAGGCGAGGCCGCTGGCCAGATGGAGCGTGAACGTAATGCGGCTTTGGACGGCAAGTCGGCGATTGATGGGCAGTTCAACTCTGTTAGTGCTGGCATCGACTCGGTCGCCAGTCTGGCTGCGGCTTGGTGGGGCGTTGCGGCGGCTGCTCAAGCGGCTGCGCAAGCTGCTGCGGCTGCTTCAATGTTGGGCGGTGGCGGCGGCGAGGCAACTATGGCGTCACTCGGGGGCATGATGAGCTACTTTGATCGTGGCGGGGCAGCCCGTGGCACGGACACCGTACCGGCCATGCTGACCAAGGGCGAGTTTGTAGTGAACGCTCATGCCTCCAAACAGTGGTACGCCCAGCTTGTCGCTATGAATGCTGGCGTGGCTCCTGCGTACCGGAATCAAGGCGGAACATCAGTGACGATTGGCGACATCAATGTGAACGGCACCTCGCAACCTCGTGAGACGGCCCGTCAAGTTTTCAAGGATTTGAATCGAGAAATACGGCGCGGAGTGAGTGCTCTGCGAAACTAACTACAAGGGAGAGTCTTATGTCTAAATCAAGTTTTCGTCCAGCCGGACGTTTTCAGATCGACCATATTCGAGATGGAAAAGTCATTGCAAAGTACGACCTGCCAAATGGTATCGTAACTGTTGGCCTTAATTACATCTTGGAAACGATGTTTAAGTCTGGTACTCAGCTAACAGCTTGGTACATCGGTCTGATTAACAATGCAAGTTACACCGCCTTAGCCGATGCCGATACGATGAGCAGCCATGCGGGCTGGATCGAGTCGGTGGATTACAGTAACGCTACCCGTCCCGCTTGGACGTGTGGGAGTGCGGCAACTCGCCAAATCACAAATGCGGTGACGGTTGATTTTAACATCAATGCCACTGTGACGATGAAAGGCTTGTTTATTACGAGCGTTGCGACGAAGAGTGGCACTACTGGCACACTTTGGGCGACGGCGGCGTTTGGTTCGACGGTTGCACTGAATAGCGGCGACACGTTGAAAGTCACGTATACCGTCACAGGGTAAAGACTCCCTTGCCAACCGCCCAGGCGGCGTAGCAATGCGTCCGCCTGGGCGTTACTATACCGAGGATCGAAATGCTACTGTGGATCGAGGGTTTTGATAATTTTGGCACGTCAGGCGCGCCGACTCCAACTGGGTCAATTGGTCGCAAGTATCCTACGTTAGCGTCAGAAAACAAAATGGTCGTTGTGGTGGGCCGACTTGGTGGCTACGCTTTAGCCCCTAACTACGATAACACCTGCTATCTGAGTCCGGGGGCACTGACGACAAATGCGACGATGGTACTTGGCTTTGCGGTGAAGTTTCCTGTAAACTTGTATGCTCCTAGATTTGCCGCACTTTATGACGGGACCACTCGCAGCATTGGTGTGTCACGCGGCAATGACGGTGAGTTGATTGTTGATTGCGCTGGCACTGTATTAGGAACGACAGTCGGTGCTGGCATCACAACAGATGCTTGGTACTACATCGAACTTAAAGTGGTGTGCAATGCTAATGGGAGCGTCGTGTTGCAAGTTGGTGAGCAAACGGTGCTATCATTGCCAGATGTCAACACTAAAGCCGGTACTAATGATTACCACACAACCTTTCGCTTAATGGGCACCTGCACCGGCACTGTCGGCGAAGCGACTCGGTATGATGACCTCTACTGTCTCGATGGAACGAGCGCCATTAACAACGATTTCTTGGGCAACATGCGTGTCGCCACTATGCTGCCCGAGGCTGCCGGGGATTCGACTGATTTTACCCCGAGTGCCGGGGATAATTATGCCTGTGTTGATGAAAACCCGTCTAACGACGACACCGACTACGTGGAAGATGCCACGACTGACCACACAGACTTGTACAACTATACTGCATTGACTGCTATTTCGTCCGGTATCGTTGGGTGCCAAGTCAACACCGTTTGCCGAGAGACAGACGCTACGTCTTACAATCTTAAGACTGTTTGCAAGTCAGATGACACAGCGAGTGATGACGCCGGACAAGCTATTGGCACGACGAGCTATGTGAATCGCAAACGAATTATTGAGACAGACCCTGACACGGGTGTTGCGTGGCTTCAGGCTGGGCTTAATGCGGCACAGTTTGGAGTTAAGGTGGGTTAATGACTCTCCGGGCTACTCGACAATACGCTGAGGTTCTTGGCCCTGGAAGCGGTGCAGCGCGAGTTACGCGGCAGTACGTTGAGGTGCTTGGACTCGCAGTGTTTCAAGAGCGGGATGGCTCAGGTGCGTTAGCCGTGGATGGCGTAGCCGACAACTGGGTGAGTCCAGGCGGGTTACAGGACTTAGCGCTAGTGTCAGAAGCGACTGGTCTCGGTGATATTTATGCCGGTGTCATTAGCCCCCTGGCTCTTGTTCACTCCGTTTTTATACTTGGACCAACTTATGTCGAAGCTAAAAGCGGCTTGCATTTTGTGTCAGACGAGTGGGATCATGTAGGGACTGTGGTGTGTGGTGCTACGGACACCTTGGTACTGCTTGGCACTGCTGGCCGCACTGTTTCGGTGTCTGTTACGAGTACGATGAGTCTGTCGATTATAGGAGAGCGGTCATTAAGTGCCGGTAGTGTAATGACACTCAGTTCGATTGTGTCGGCTGGCAAGGCAGGTGAAGCCACGAGCACGCTTGAACTTGTACAGGAAGCCGCTCCTGGTTTGGTTCTTAATTTTGACATCTCGGACGATCTTGGCGTCGAACAGGCCACGACATTTTATCTCGACACAACGAGACGATTTGATCGCCAGTATTACCCGTTCGTTGGCGACGGTGCTCTGACTTCGCCAACGCCGCCGTCCACAACTTTATCAGGTCCGATGGAGGGTATCACCGCCCCATTCCAGTTGGTGTACCCGGCTGTTGGGGATGTAACGGACTCGGTCACGCTGAGAGCGCCCAATCTAGGGAACAAGGATCGCTTAGGTTTCCAGCGAATTAACCGCGAAACGCGAGGGGGAACACTGGTTGTATTCGCTGATCCGACGTGGCCTAAAACACAGACACTTGCACTGACTTTCTCGGGTATGACGCAGTCCGAGGCGCAAGACTACTTGGACTTTATCTCGGATCATTTCGGCGAAGAGATCGGTCTGATTGATTGGGAGTCCAGGTATTGGAGGGGTGTTGTAATGACCCCGTCCGACCCTGTCACTGAGGACTCCGCCAATTATTTCTCCTTTAGCTTCGAGTTTGAAGGCGAGCTAGTGACATGGCTGCCGCAGGTCATTCCGGTAGCTCCGGGGACGCCATTAAGGAGAATTAAACCAACACAAGGCGAGACTCCCGATCCTATGGAACCTGTTCCGCCCGTAGAGCCGACAACTGAAACGTACTCTGCCGAAGTTGATGAATCGGTTTTGGTCGGGCAACCTATCTATATCAAAGGTACGAGTCATGTAGCGCCAGCGAAAGCAGATAGTGCTACCACGTCACGAGTAGGTGGATTTGCTATCACGGCAGCCGATCCGGGGAATGCGGCTGACTATGTGACGGAGGGAAAATTGACTATTACTGATTGGACAGCAGTCACAGGATCAGCGAGTCTTACACCCGGAAGTGCATACTATCTCGATGCCAGCGTGGCTGGCCGGATTACGAGTGGAGTCCCAGTGGCTACGGGAGAGTATGTAGTTTACGTGGGGCGAGCCACTTCAACATTAACATTGGACATCGAAATTGCGCCTTCTATAAGGCTGTAAAAGTTGTAAAAGGAGAAAAGTTATGGCATTACGTAAACCCCTTGTGATTGTCGCGGGTCAGATTGAGCAGCTTCAAGCTGGTGATACGCTGAACGCAACAATGACCGAAATCGAAACACTAACGCAGACCAACGGTGAAGCTGATGCTCTCGTAATCGGTTCAGCCGTCTACAACGACGCAGCGGACTCCGTTAAACGAGGACAAGCCAATGCTGCTGCGACATCCGAGATCATTGGTTTTGCTGTAGCAGCTACTATTGCTACTGGACAGCCAGCGACCGTGCAAACCAGCGGAGTTCTTGAAGCTACAACGACTCAGTGGGACGCAATGGCCACAGGCGACTCGCTTAGTGGCGGTCTCGATGTCGGCACCGTCTACTACTTAGACGACGCCGTAGACGGTGAAATTACCGCCACTGCTCCGACCGCTGCCGGTAAGTACGTTGTGCGTCTTGGGCGTGCAATCAGCACCACTGGGTTGTTGATTGATATTCGCGCACCAATTCTTCTGTAGACTTAAAGGGGATTTAATATGGCTGCGAGAATACCACTCATAATCAAAGAAGGCGAGATTCAACAGCTTCAAGCTGGTGATACGTTGGACGCCTCCCAAGTTGAAATCGAAACTGTCACCCTTGCTAACGGCGAGGCTAACGCCCTCGTTATTTGCACAGTTGTTTACAGTGATGCAGATGACTCGGCTAAGAGGGCTATAGCCACTGCGGTTGCTACGTCAGAGGTCGTTGGGTTCGCTACGGCGGCTACGGTCGCCGCCGGTCAGCCTGCAACAGTTCAAACTAGCGGAGCCATAGCTGCAACTACCGGCCAGTGGGATGCAATGGCTGCGGCTGCTGATTCTCAGTCCGGTGGGTTGACTGTTGGGACGGTGTACTACCTCGATGAGACAACTGCGGGCAAGTACACTAAAACGGGAACTGACACGGTTGGGTCGGCACTTGTCCGGCTCGGTATTGCTATCAGCACCACGGAGATGCTCATCGGAATCAACGAACCCATTTTGCTATAACCATGTTCCTTTTTCAAGCGCCTTATCCAGCGTTGCAAACAACTACTGTCTTGCCCAGTCCGCAATTCAGCGACAGTGAATCCCTGCCCGACACGTTCAACCAGCAAAAGGCTATGGATGGGACACGGTATATTTACGTTCACCGGAAGCAAGGACGCCGCAAAGCTCAGTGGACCTTCTTGTTGACCCGGAATAAAGCTCTTGAGCTACGCGCATTTATCTTAGCCTACTATGCTTCGCAGGTTCGTGCAGTAGACCACGATGACAATGTATGGGTCGGGAATTTCATCAACAATCCTTTTGAGATGGATACGCCAGAAAGAGGCGGGCCAGCAATTAGCCCCATGCCTAAAGGCGAGGCGCAGACGATCCAAATTGAATTCGAGGGCTTGAAAAATGCGTAGTCCGACATTTGCGATGGCCGCGAAACTCGCACAGCGTTGCGGGACTGAGCCAATCATCATTGTTGAAATACAGTGGGTCGAAGGCGGGCAACGTCTTTTTTACGCTGATCGAAGTATAGATGACACTGTCAACGGGCAGATTGTTCAAATAAGTGATATCGACTTTACTGTACAGGTGGATGGGTGTACTGATTCGAGTCAGGTGCAACTGGTTTTAGAGGACACTGACGGCAGAATCAAAGCACTGTGCGACAACCACGATTTGCACAAGCGCCCTGTTTGGATTTATCAGTGGTTCGACGGTCTTGATTTGACTGACAAGATGCTCCTGTTCAGGGGCGAGATCAATAGCCCGTTTACGTGGAACGAGGGCGACCGCACCGTCAGTTTTGACGTGACAACCAAGATCGAAGACGTTGAAGCTGGATTTTCGATGGAGGAGGGCGACTTTCCTGTAATCCCGCCCGACGCGCTTGGCAAGGCGTGGCCGCTCGTTTTTGGTTCGGTGTGCGACGTTGCCGCTGTGCAAGTTAGGTCGCCCCGAGCCGGTACGTTGCAGTCGGGCGAAGCAATCCATGACTACACGCTTGAGTCACTGATTTGTCAAGCTCGGTATATCCAATGTGCAAGTGTGCCTCTTGGCGAGTCGGAGCAGATTGATGACGACACCACGTATAACTCTGATCCGGGTGACGATGCTACCGGGGTGGTGACTGCTACGACAAAACAAAATTGGGGTCCAGATCAGTCCTGCGTGGAAGACAGATTTTTTACGATTTGTGACTTGATGTACCGACTCGGGCAGCAAACGGCCTATGAACATTCAACTATGACGATTCAAGACGGGAGCCGCCTATTTCCTCAAAACGAGCAAATTACAATACAGATCGAGGGCGGGAAGTTTACAGGCCATTTCGAGGGTGACGTATTCTTTATTGCAAGCCGCGAGCACCCTGATTATGCCTTGAATCCGCCGTCTGTCTGTCGGCCAGTGGCGGATCGCTCCTTCACAGTAGATGCCGTGTTAGATCAGTCTGACTGGGAGTTGACAAAGTCAGGGTCGGCTTGGTACGACAAGAGTGTGTATAACGGCTCGTCAGGCGGTACTGATATTGATCCACGAGAAGTTTTGAATTTCTGTGACGAGAGTACGAGTACAACTTCGGGGTGGGTATCTGACGGTGGCCCCGCTGACTCGCAAAAAGCCTTCGACGACATGGTTACAAGCTCGTTTTTCTGGGCTCGTGCTGGTAGTAAGGTCTATCTGGAAGAAGAGGCAGCGGTGCTCCATGTCGTGAATCTGCTGCCATGCACGATAACTCGTGTAGCTGCCATGAAAGAGGTTCGAGGCATCCAACGTCTGGTAACGGTTCCATCTGATTTCTATACGATTTATGAGACGGACTATGATGGGTACACGGTCACGGAAATCGGGATGACGAAGTTACTCAGTGAGCGGAATGAAATCGTTACTAACAAAGATGGAACTAAGCGTACAGCGTCGTCAAATTGGTCCGACGATCTTTACGTCTCTGTGACTTCGACAGTGGGGCCGAATCCCGTCGATATTATTGAGTGGCTTGTCGGCAAGTACACAGCACTCGACATTGATGCAACTTCTTTTGCGCATGTTAAATCGAGGTTGACAAATTACCCATCTAATTTTGCTTTGATGTCGCGCATGAACGTGATGCAGCTTATCGCGGACATTGCTATCCAAAGCCGGTGCGTACTCTATGTCCGCGATAATACCCTGTTTTTGAAATACTTCTCTGAGGAGCCTGCGTTAGACGCAACAATCACCGAAAGTGACGTGGTCGCAAATACGCTCCAACTCAGTCTAAGTAGCACAGACGACTTGGCTACAAAGCATATTGTGAACTGGTCCCGCAGTCAGTCGGAAGGTGGCTTAAAAATCATCTTGAAGCATAATGCGGCTAAGTACGGGACACACGCGAAAGAACTGGATTACTACACACAGAACGTCTACGACAACATCTTAAAGAGTGCCACTTTTTGGATGATTCGTGATTCCAACGTGTGGAAGATTGCTGAGTTTAGCACCCCCTTGAGTAACCTTGCTTTGGAGGTGTTTGATTGTGTGGTGCTTGATCTTTCGGATGTTGCCGCTACGCCGGTGAAGTCGGTTGTAACGGCCATTAAATATGATGTGGCCGGGGAAAAGTTGGATGTCACCTGTTGGACGCCTATTAAGGCAGGCGAAGGTGCCCCGTATATTCATGCTTGGCCTGCTGATCTTCCCGCTGGAACTATTTTTCCGACGGCTGAAGAGAGGGAAGAGGGGCTTGGTTACGAGTTTACAGTTAGTCCGCCAGCGGGGCATTTATTGTATGCCGAGCCGTCTGACAACGGGCAACTCAAACTGGTTGTGACCGCTGGCGACCCTCTTCCTTCTGACTTAGACGACATTTTAGGTACTTGTTTCTGTCCGGTCACAGACGACGCAGTAGTTGATGAGCCCGATCCTGTGTTTGAGGCTTTGAAAAAAGCCGAGCGGGCCAACCAGGATAACCAGCAAGATAAAACGGATGCCCCCGCAGCGTCAGGCGGGACAAACGACAAGAAGGAAAAACCCGACGGTGCTTGTGACTGCGCCGCGACAACGGCTGGTACTTGCAACTGCATAGTTGAGGTCATGTACGTATCTTCGTCGTTGATAGGCCCCGGTTGTCATGGCCCGTGTAGTTGCGGGGGCGTTGGCATCTCGTGCGCGGGGCAGCTTTATACGTGGTGCTATACAGTGGGGTCGGCGGGCGGTGCCGCTACGATGAGAGGAAAAATTGCGGCAGACGTTATCGCAAATGAATGCAGTTTTAGTTGCTACGTTCCCGCCCCCTACTTACCGCCCGCAGTTACTTGCTGCGGCAATTGTGACCCGCTACCGGGTCTAGCCCCGTTTGAAGGTCAAACAAAGGCACCCGCTCTCAAGCCGTAGGAGTATCTATGCTTTGTGGCTATCACAATAAGATAACTGTTCGGAAAAAAGACGGAACGCAGTTCGATATAGTCCGATGCGCTGACTCCGGGTGCGTTAATTTTACCAAAGAAGTGTCAGATGAACACTGTGCCAAGTGTCCAAGGCACATTGAAGCAGAGCGCCTCGCCGTAAAATTAGCGGCAGTCAAGTGTGCAGAAGGCAGGGTTCCTAAGACGCCTGGAGTATTGCGACGAGCATTAACGTATGCTGAAGCAGTCACGGGGTGGGTCGCAGCGGGTAGGCCAGAGAGGACCGATGAAGAGACGGTCACTATCTTTCACAAGTATTGCTCATCGAGCCCACCTTGTAGTTGGTTTGATTCGGTGAAGCAAGTATGCAAAGGGTGTGGCTGCAATGTAAACGCAAGCGGCCCAGCCGTCCTGAATAAGATCAAGATGGCGACTCAGCACTGCCCACGCGGACTCTGGTAACTCAACCACTGAGTCGCTCCGCATTGGTGAAAATTACGGCGTCACCGTAGATCGTCTTACCCTCTGCTAGCTCGGTGGCTCTGGCGTTTATTTCTTGCACGTCAAGGTGGCTGGCAATAGTCTTGCCCTCTAAGTGCTCGAAACTCACGGTTCGACCGTTATTGGCAAACAGTTTCAGTAAACCAAAGAGTGGTTCGTCTGGACCTTCTTGACCGTTCACAGGGATGAAATTAGCCATTGGTTGCTCCTAATAGAGTCCTATATAAGTGTGCCTCGGCAATCGCGTCAGCTAAAGCGTCGTGTTCTTTGTCGTTGGTGATTCCGTACACCTTGCATAATTCTGCCAGTCCGACACCCTTGAACGGGGCCTGCTTACCAGCTAGCCCAAGTTGGTCCTTCATCGCTAGGGCGCACATCATGGCGTCGCGCGGGTGGTAGTGGAAGACGCTGTCAAAACACTTGGGCCCCATCCACGCTGAAAGGAAGCCGTGCTCGAAGAGATAGTTGTGCGCCAGCGGGATAAGTTTCCTCCCCAGCGGCAAATGCAACGACTCAATCCACTCAAGGAACAGGTCCAGCGCTCGGAATTGGCTCGGTGCTTCCAGCAAGGTATCCAGGCCGAGGCCGTTGATAGCCAGTGAGTGCGGGTCGAGCCTGTCAGGGTGGTTGGGTCGGATGTTCGTGTAAAACACGTTGTTCGTCGGAAGCAGTAGATTGTCCAACAGCACCACTGCTATCTGGATGATCTCGTTCTTGCCGGGAACAAGTCCAGTCGTCTCGACATCGACAGACGCAATTATGTTGCCGTAAAGATGCTTCATTTTTTACCTATGAATGCAGTCAGGCGTTTAACTTGTTGTGGAGTAAGTAGAACTCTTTGCAGCGAGTCCCCGTACTGGGTTATTCCCAGGTAGCCGCCCGTGTTGTCAAATCGGACTTGTTGGTCGTAGTTGGACTCGTTGCCTACGTAGGTAGGGCTATAAACAGTCTTACGCATCTGTGCCTCGTATGTTAAGTGGGTTATCTTGGATTGTGAGTGGGTTGTTGGGCAGGTCGTTAAGTTCGGGCGGCAGGAGACCTTCCTCGATCAAGGACTGTGTTTCATAAAGACACGCAAGATTCCATAGAGCGGCTATTAAATGGGGTTCGTCTCGGTCGCCTCGAACGAACTTAAAGAGGTGACGCAAAGCACTGTCACTGTAGCGTCGAAGCGGTATGCCTTTACGCCAGTTATCGGGGGCGTACTTTTTAGCCCCTTCTTCAAAGTGTTGAGCAAGTCGGATGAGGGTTCGCATGGGGAGTAAATCCATTCGACCCTTCCCTTCTTGAGTGTCTCTAACGGCACCGGTTTGAAAACATTGACGGGCTCCCGAGTCTTTAATCATGCTTACTCCTCTGCTATCCAAGTGCCGTTGTGTTGGTACAACGTGGTCTCTTCGTAAAGCCAGCAGCGCATCTCACGCTTGCTGTAAAGTTCTGGGTCAAATCCCAGCTCACTGAGAGCTATTTCCAAGTCAGAGCTACTTCCTAGCAGGTAGTCTGCAATGGTTTGAATGTCGTTTTTAGAGAGTGGCCGTTCCATTATTTCACCCTAAGCCTCCCGTTACTCGAAATCCACTCAAAAGCTCCTGTGGTGGTTTCGATGTCTTCCCACGATAGATTTCCAACGTATTTTTTGTTGCCCGTGTGAACTCCTGCGGGAGTATTCTCGGGGAGTTCCCTGCTGATACGCTGCTTACTCCACCGGCTAACTTCGTCCGGTGGCAGCCACTCCAAGAAACGGTCACAGAACTCGGTGAAGAGAATCCTGCTGCCGACGACCTTGAAGCAAGATTCTTGGATAAATTGCTCAAGCTGGCTTCGCTGTTTTTCTTGGGCCTTTGTTTTAGAGCGCGTTTCAATGACAGGGACTCCGATTCGCCCCTCTACTTTCGGGAGTGTTACGTCCATAATGGTGCGCATAAAGTGCGGGGCCTCTTGAATAAGGAACATCTCCATTTTGTGGCGGGGTACTTTTACATCTTCACTTAAAGGAGGCACAAACATCATGGTGATGCGCGTGTCTCCCGGCATGACAGGGCACACATCAGGTGAGTTGCCTGTCTGTACCCCGTGGAAGGTGTTTGGTAGCATGTACGTATCAGTGCGCATTTGTCGTATTGCCATCATCGGGGCCATGATCCACTCTTTGAGTTTTGCGAGTGCTCCCGGCGCGCGCGAAATGTCGCCCTCATCGACGAAGCCTAAGATAGCCCCCGCCAACTCGCCATTGAATCCGTTTTGGTTGGTCAGGGCGGCGTAAGCGGACACGCGCCCCTTTGTAATGAGATACTCAAAGGACTCGTGAAAGATGCTCTTTCCGCAGTCCTCGTCGCCATAGAAGAAGAGATAGGGTAGATGCTGGTATGGATTTCTTAACAGACACGCCATCCAAAGCAGCCCGTAGTCGGCCCCTGTTTTTACGCTAGCACGCTGGGCCCAAGGGTCGTCCTTAATGGTCGCATCTAGGTCGCAAAAACAGTGGCGAAGTATCATGTCCCAGTGTGGATGAAACGGGGCCGCATCGCCCGACAGTGTTGCGGGCTGATGTCTATACTGGGGTGCTCCTCGGTTCCATTGCCGATTACCTGGGTACTCTGGCTGGAACGGTATCTTAACAAGACGCCAAGGTTTAACACAGGCTGACCCGACAATAATCTCTACCTCTGGCTTCGCGCGCCCGTGGTAGATGAGCGTGCTCTTGATGTCGTCTTTCGGCTGTTCAACCCACGCCCCATCGAAGGTCCGTGCAGACCAACCAGCACGCTTGCCGTCGGGGGAGACCAATGCTCGCACCACTTTATCTGACTCTGTGTAAGACTCGTTTGCCGCTTGGGCAGACATTTCAGACTTAATACTCAGAACCTTGGTGAGCTTCCCTCTGTCGCTTAACCAGCCTTCTGGCGCAACCTCGTTGGGATTCTCCTTTTTCACGCTGATGACGATACGACCGTCTTTCTGTGTCCGAAGCCGGGTTTCACGCTGTTCCAGTTGTTCGGGCACTGCGATTTTTTGCCCTAGTACCTCGATTACTTGTACGGCGTCCTTAGCACCTGCAAAAACGTAGCCAGCGTTGTTTGGGGCTTCGACACCGCCGCCCGCCCTGGAAGCCATTGCGAGGTCGGGTGACTTGTTGAAATAGCAGGTAGTCCAGCCTTCACCGTCTTGCTCCCACATCTCAGTCTCAGGTGTTCCAGGGGAGAATCGGTACACGCGGAATACGCCGTCCTCCATCGGGAATGCGAAGCAGTTGCACGTTGCCGGGTGTCTTCCGTCTGAAAGAGTTTGATAAAAGCCTTTGAGCTTGAGAGCGGACCTTCTATCAGGGTCGTCGAGCAGATTTTGCAGGGCTTTGGTGTGGGTTTGTAGCAAGTGGAAGTCAGGCACCCAAACCGTGGAGTAGCTTGAACGGGTCAACTCCTCGATGATGGCCCTGTGTGAGTCGTCGAGTGCCACCCGTCGGTTGCTTGACGCCAGCGCTTCAAAAGGGCCTTCATCGGTGTCATCGAGCCCGTCGATCTTGATCTTGCTCCGGCGGCGGGTGACAACTTCGATGTGATCCCTCCAGTTAGGGGGTAAGTCCTCTACGGACAGTGCTCGTTCGGCTGGCTTGATTAGTTTCAGACCTTCATTCTCGGGCGTCGTTTTTCGATGCCATACCCACATATTCCCGCCGCAAGCGTCGATCTGCGAGGCAAAGTCGAAGCCGGTTTCCGAGGACATCATGCCCAGGACGCAGCGGGACAAAGCGGCGTGAACGGTGTGGTTTTCGGTGGGGATGCCACTTGAAAAGTAGACGTATAGATGCACGCCTCGGCCACCCGTACTCTTGCGGACTTCCACGTAGGGTAAGGCTTCCGCCGCTTTCTTCACACGTTTCAACTCTTCGTCAGTTATACCTACGCCCGCAGCGTGGTTCGTGATGCTGTCCACATCGAACCCTACCCAACGGGAGCACTGGGCTTGCCAATCCCATCCTGTCGAGCCTATGGCCTCTACGTGAGCATCCAGGGGCCACCTAAGCTCGTAATCGTGCCACTCCGGCTCGCTGTCGGCGTTCTTTGGGATGCGAATGTTCCACCACTCATCTATGCCGTCGGTATAAGTGCTGCGCTTACCTTCAACGGGGTCGCCGTCACCCGCTGACACGTTGATCTGCATCTCCATGTCGGGCAAATGTCGCACGACGCGCTCTAGCAGGTCGCAACCGTTGTGACGCGGCAGTTGGGCCTGTAGATACGATTTAATTGATTGGTTGACAGTCGGCATCGTTACTCCGTGTGTAGGTGGTCTAAATAGTAAGACGTTTATTGCACTGATTTTAGGCTTAAAAAAATACTTATTTTCCTTGCATATAATCAGCACAATAAACGTCTTACTATTTAGACCACGCATTTTCGCTGGTCTGTTAGATGACTTTATGCAAAAGGACGGACAACGATGGGTAACGAACTTGCAACCCTGGACCTGAACCAACTTCCTTCTACCCAGCTTGGTAGCGACGAGGCTTACACCGAACTCGCTAAGGGCGGCGACTTTCTTAAGTACGTCAAGCTGTATACCAAGGGCCCTGACATTGATCGTGGCCGAATCCCGCCCGGACATTGGGGTATTCCCGATGGCGACGACGTTATCATCGACCTCGGAGAGTCGATTGACGTGTTGCCTCTGGCTCGCCGTCCCAAGGCGCTTGACACGAGCGATAAGTCTGCTGTCGTCGTCTCATACGACGAGACTTCCGAAGCGTTCAAGCAGATTGCCTCGAAGTCTATGGAAAAGGACTCGGGTTGTCAGCATGGAATCAGCTTCCTTCTTTTGGAGCGCTCTACCGCTCAGTTCCTTGAGGTGTACTTTGGGAACAAGTCAAGCCGACCGGAAGCGAAGAAGGTTTTCCCCTACCTGCCGTTGACGCAGGCCGACATCGACCGCAAGGCGGCGGCTGGCGCGGATGTCGAAGGTCTTGTTCCGCACGGCCCCGTGCAGGTCACGTTGAAGGTCAGGATGGCTGAAAACAAGAAGGGTCAGACGTGGCATGTCCCGATGGTCGTCAAGTGCTCGGTCCCCTTTGCCAAGGTGCCAACTACGGTAGTGGTGGTCAAAGAAATCGTCCGATTCTTGACACCGAAGTCTGAGGGCGTGGAAAAGGTCGTCGAGCCTGAAGGCCGCAAGGGCAGGGCTCGCTAGTATAACCCGGTTCGCCTCTGCACAGCACGCGATCTAAGACCGGGTAGTCGCCGCCCAGTAATGGGTTGGCTAAGAGCGCTGGTGAATAATTAGGTCTGCTTTTCTAGGAAGACTGGGTTCGACCCCCAGCGGCGCTCCTTGAGGATAACAATGCTTCCACAGGCACTTTTAATCACGACCCCCGCAGTTGACTTTGGCGCTTTTCTTGGCGTCAGTCAGCAGGCGCTTGGCTACAGCCCTTCGCAGGTGGTCGATGCGAGCCCGTTGCAGTGTTCAGAGACAGAGCGTTTTCTATCGTGTCTCGCGTGCCTGACAAATCAGAGTGCCGGAGTAGGATTGTCACCGCATTTGTTGACTCACTTATCCTTTAGTCTCTTAGTTGTTGCAGACGACCGCGACTTGCTCGACATCCTGCAAATAACGGGGATGCCCTTTGTGGTGACGGACACGATCAGTAGAGGCGTTCAACTAGCTGTGGTAACGGGGACGTTGTCGCAATGGAGGGACGCCGTGAAGTCAGGCTCAGCGCGGGGCTTGGAATACAACGTAAGGACGCTTTTCAATCGGGTAATGAGTTTGTTTGAGGCTGTTGGTTTGAACGTGTGGCACGACTTTGAAGCGTATACGATGCCCGACAAGACGTTCTATCTCGAACATAAGCCGAGTAGATGATGCTAAGGAAACTACGTCCCTTGCCGGACTTATCACAGACCGATCTTGACCGATTCTGGTCAAAGGTGAGGCGGCGCGAAGATGACGCTTGCTGGGAGTGGCTCGCTTGCAAAGATGACAACGGGTACGGGAAGTTCAGCATTCAGACGGATAGGAAAGGGCTTCTTTATGTTGCCACGCGGATAATGTACTTCCTGCACTACAGATACGACCCCGGCAGTCTGATGGTGTGCCACGTTTGTGATAATCCTGGATGTGTTAATCCCCGTCATCTGTGGCTTGGTACGCTTGCTGACAACAATACCGACCGCTCCAACAAAGGCCGTGATGCGCGGGGTGAGCAGAACGGTAACGCGAAGATAACGGCTGAGCAGGCTCGCTGTATCCGTCAGTCACACGGTACGTGTGAGCATTTAGCAAGGCAATATGGCGTGAATTTTGGGGCCATCAGCAAGATTCGCACGGGGCGGACCTGGAGACACATTGCACGAATTCCTGCTACTACGACAAAGACGACATCACCCTCTTCAAATGTATCTGCGTCGAGCTTGATGAGCATACCTGTGACACCATTGTGGCGAGGCTTGCATGATTGAAGAAATCAAACTCAGAATTCGGACGGACGGCGGCTCTTTGGTGAAAGTTTCTGCCACTGTTGAGTACAGGGACGGTCGCATTTGGTTTCTTAAAAGCCCGTTTGCCGCAAAAAGTGAAATCAAGGCAATGCAGGGCTCAAAGTGGCACGGCTACTCTGACCCACCCCTCAAAATCTGGTCCGTGGCCGACTGTCAGCGTAATCGGTTCCAACTCGGCTACCTGAAGGGAGAGGACGTTTACGCTTGGTTTGACAGAGAAGTTGTGCGGCACGAGTATACCCGCCCCCTGATGCTGCACCAGAAAGACTTGTCAGACCATTTCTTGGCATACCACTACGGCATAATGGCAGCGGAAATGCGGTGTGTGAGTGGTGAGTCAATAGTTGACGGGCGTATCGGCACAAAATCATTTAAGCTCCCAATCGCGGAACTTTTTGGTAGGTGGGCCACTAATCATAAGAAAAAGTTTTTCGTCACCGGCCTCAAAGGCTTTTATGTTCGGCGCTTGCGAGTTGTTGACATTGTTTCTAAAGGTTGGAAGCCCGTCGTCAAGGTGACGTTGAAATCGGGGCTTACGGTTCGCGTGACGCCCGAGCACGAAATATGTGTGGATGACAACTGTTTTAAGCGGGCAGACTCTCTAACGACCGACGACTGTGTTTTAGCGGGGGAGGGTAATTTTGTCCTCTCTGATCCTGTCGTCTCGGTGGAGCCAGACGGAAAAACTACGGTCTACGATATTCGCTGCGAACATCCGTACCACAACTTTCGTGCCAACGGAGTCGTGGTGGCAAATTGCGGGAAGACACTGTCAGTCCAGGAGGTCATGGAGCGATCTGGTTTGAAAGACTGGTGGTGGATCGGTCCGAAAACATCCCTCCCGAACATCCGACGCGAGTTCAAGATATGGAACATCGACCCGTCCATCAACATTACGATGTACAACTACGAGGCGTTGGTTCGTATTATAGACGAGTGGGAAGAGGGCGCGCCAGTTCCTCAAGGACTCATTTGTGATGAGTCGAGTCGATGCAAAGGTGCCACGTCTCAGCGTTCACAGGCCGTACAGCGCTTGGCTGACATGGTGCGTGACACCTACGGCCACGACGGCTACGTAATTGAGATGTCCGGTACGCCCAGTCCAAAGAAGCCTACTGATTGGTGGGCCCAGGCAGAGATAGCTTGGCCGGGCTTCCTCAAAGAAGGTTCGCCCAAAGCAATGGAGGAGCGTCTTGCGTTCTTGACTCTTGAGCAGTTTGATGCAGGCGCGTTCAAGAAGAGGACCGGCTGGAAGGACGACGAACGAAAGTGCAAGCACTGTGGTCTATATGAGGATGACGAGCACGAGGACCACGTCTACGAGCCTAGCGTCAATGAAGTCGCCTATTTACATGAGCGGCTTAAGGGGCTCGTGATTGTCAAGCATCTGAAAGACTGCGTCGGCCTACCGGAAAAGACGTATCGGCGTGTCATTTGCAAGCCCAATGCAAGCACGTTACGAGTGGGTCAAGCTCTCATGCAGTCGGCACCGAACGCAATCACTGGGTTGACGTGGTTGAGGGAGTTGAGCGATGGGTTCTTATACCACGAAGTAGCAGACGGCTTGACAACTTGCACCCATTGTAATGGTAGGAAAACAGTTGAAGAGTGGTTCGACGAGGATGCCGAGGATGGCCGAACGTATCAAGCGGTTGACATGCTCGACAAGGAGCTTGTGGCACGGCTGCAAAAGCGAGAGGTGGCGTGCCCGCGCTGCAACGGTAAAGGTGAAATCACTAAGAAGGTACGCGAGACAAAGTCTGTACCCTGCCCGAAGGACAAAGCACTCTGCGATCTGTTAGACGAGTGCGAAGAGACTGGGCGGATTGTCGTCTTTGCTGGCTTCACGGGCAGCGTAGACCGCATTGAAAAACTTTGTCGAAGAGAGGGGTGGGACGTTGTCCGTTGCGACGGCAGGGGATGGCTTGTCACAAAGTCAAATGGGACGGTAGTTCTTGATGAAGAAGCGCTCGATTATTGGGCAAACCTAGAGGATCACGCTCGGGTTGCATTCGTGTCCCACCCCGAGTCAGGCGGAATGAGCTTGACCCTCCGTGAGAGCCGCATGGTCGTGTTCTGGTCGAATAGCTTCAAACCAGAGTACAGGTCACAGGCTGAGGCTCGTATCCAGACACTTGGTAAAGACAACCCAGGGTTGCTTATCGTGGACCTGATCCATTTGCCTACAGACGACCGCGTTCTCACGGTAGTCCGTGAGAATCGACAACTTGAGTTGATGACGTTGGGCGAGGTAGTAAAAGGAATTGATTGGCAGGACGCCGGGGATGGAATACTTATCGAGGAGTCAACATGAAAACTAGGATTTTAATCGGTACTGTTATGGTATTATTTTGTGCTTGCACCGCACTGCTTACTTGGCCGAAAGTCGCCCCCGTTGATTCGCGTATTACGCAGCAGGAGGCGATTCTACGTGAGTTGACTGCGAAAGTACCGTACAACTACCTGCAAGCCATCACGGTGCGAGTCGATGTACAGGGCGGCTGCGGTACAGGGGTTCTAGTCACTCGACAAGTCGGGGACGTGCGAAGAACCTTTGTCTGGACGGCGGGCCACGTCGTAAAACATCTGCGAAACCCAGATGGATCGTTTCGCAACCCGACTATCTACCAGGAGTGGCGGGATAGCGGCAGATACAAATGCAAAACCAAGGTGGAAGCGCAAGTGATTGCCTACAGCGACCCGGTGACGGGCGAAGACTTGGCATTGTTGGAAGTGTCGAAGGATAACTTCGCTCCCGCTTGCGTCTCGGCTAGGTTTGGTGATGCCAAGGTAGGTGACGAAGTTGTTCATGTTGGCTGCATGGTGGGTCTCTACGACTCTGTCAGTTTAGGCATTGTATCGCAGACTGATCGTGACTTGCTTGGTAGGATGTTCGATCAGACCTCTTGCATGGGCTACCCAGGCAGCAGCGGAGGTGGCGTCTATACAAAAGACGGTAAGTGCATCGGACTGATGACGCTAGGAGTCGGTCCCGGTCTGAACTTTATCGTTCCCACTCGAAGGATAGTTGCTTGGGCAGAGATAATGAACATCGAGTGGGCAGTAAACCCGAATGTCGAAGTGCCTGTTCATTGGAATACGCGCGATCCTAATCCGCTGACCGATGATCCGAAGAGCTTTATCAATCAGATTTTGGAGGCTATCCGATGAAACTAACCGAATCTCAAGTTAAAGAAATCAAAGTGGACTTGACGCTTGGCACTTTGACGCAAGCCGAAATCGCCAAAGAGAACCACGTCAGTCGGTCGATTATCAGCGACATTGCAACCGAACGCCGCCATAAGAAGGTGCCGTGGCCCAACGGGAAACCTTGCCCCAAGAAACCAGGAGGGCAACGGAATTCTATTGATTATAACCCTACCGACGAGCGGGTGATGGAACTTGAGTCAGACATCATCCATCTGACTGAGGAGCGGAACAGGGAAAAGGCCAAGGTAAAGGCCGGTGCCAAGGTGGCTGGTTTGTTTAGGGCGATTGTGAAGGAGATGGAGGTAAGAGTCAAGCCTTATACAAGGTTGCCAGGTATTTACATCCTACCAAGCAAGGCGCAAATCGTTGAAGACTGCGTGATGCACTTGAGCGACGGCCACAGTGACATGGTGGTAAAGCCCGAGGCGGTGGGCGGACTTGAAGAGTACGATTTCCAGATTTCGTGCGTGCGCGCAGAGCGGTATGTGGACACCGTGATTGACTGGACCCAAAAGACGCTCTCACCGGCGTTTCTATTCCCCACTCTCTGGGTGCTTGCATACGGCGACCACACTAGCGGAGAGATTCACAGGGCGTGCGAGCGCTCCTACTACCGGAACCAGTTTAAGAACTGTTTGGCTATCGGACAACTGCACGCCTTGATGTACCGCGATCTAGCCCCGTTTTTCAAGCAGATCAACGTCCTATATCTGGCGGGCAATCACGGTCGTCGTTCCGTGAAAAAAGACTATAACGGGGCCCAAGAGAACTGGGATTACTTGGTAGCTGAGGTGGCTCATCTTCACTGCAAGAATTTGGACAACGTGAGTTTCCTAATTCCAGACGCATACTCCGCGAACGTGCTGATTAACGGCGTTGGCTTTTCAGTTTCGCACGGGGACGATGTCAAGGGTAATCTTGGCATTCCGTGGTACGGAGCTGTTCGCCGACAGAAGGGTTTGACTGCTTTAGGGGCAATGACCGGCCAGCGCCCGCGTTACTTTGTAATGGGACATCACCACACGGCCTCTACCTTGTCAGACCTTGATGGCGAGATGCTGGTAAACGGCAGTTGGGTCGGGACTGACCCGTTCGCTTACAACGCCCTCGCTGGCTACAGAGAGCCGTGCCAACTTTTCCACGGAGTTAATCCCAAGTACGGTGTAAGCTGGAGGCTGCACGTCAAACTCAAAGCCGAGAACGAGAAGAAGACTCCGACTCGATACGTGATAGATGGAGGCCGTGGCATAGGGCCATTGGAGGTTTAACCATGATAATTATCTGTGCGATTGGTCTGTTGATCCTGGTGGCGATTACGATTCTTTCATTGACAGGAGTCCAAGCACCCCAATGGGTCGTGCATGAACCTTCCCTGGTGCCTACAACGGGTGCCGATGACCTTCATGCTTGGTGGGGGCTGTCGTATGCCAACTACTTGACGGTCCCGAGGACTGTCATGCAGTCTATGCCGAACGAATGGCAAGCCAAGATGGCGACTCTGCTCTATGAGATGGGCTTCGACTGGATGCCCGAAGGGCAGTATTACGTTCAACTCCGAGACGCTAAGGGAAGGTTCATGCGCGACCCATTGGCGGACTATGAACGCGGAAGGCGGCGACTGTGAACAAGTACACGCTTCAACACTATAGGGATGGCGAACTTCTCGAAGAAGTCGAGATCAAGGTGGGTATGGTGCGCATTATCGAGCGTACAGCAAGGATCGTCTTTCCAGCCGGGCACATTGAGTTTGCCACGGCAGACGAACTTCGGTTTGACAAAGATGGCTTAATCGAGTTCCTGCAAGGTGTCTACTAAAGTGTCTACTGAAATGACTACCGAAGAACAAAGAGCGTCAAACCGTGCTAAGCAGAAACGCTTTCATAAGAGGCACCCCGAGTACCATAAGCAGTACGCTAAAAAGCGGAAGTATGCTCGCATCTGTAGAGAGACCAATCAGCATATCATCGCTGAATACTGTGTCTTCGAGTTGGCTGACCCTCGTGACCAGAGTACGAAACTTATTGCGTTTGGCAAAGTTGCGACCAAGCCACTCTGGTCAAAGATGTGGTCGGTGAAGGAGTATAGCCGAAGCCAGTGGGCTGCGTGGATGAGGGAGCTTGCAGACTTGAATCTCTACCCGGTTGCTAAAAACGTCATCGGAGTCGGCGTGCCGTTGAATCAGCGGTGCGCTCTTATTATTATGCGCTTGCAACAGCGCCGGTTGAATAACTATGTGACAGGGAACGATCTGGCGACCCCTTGGTGGATATTGAGGATTCAAGACCCGTTTTATTACGTGAATACAGCGAGAGTCCGACCCACGAAGGCATGTTGCCCGGCTGGGAGGGTGCGTGACGGGGTTGTTGAAAGATTTTCTTCGTATGTGGAAGCGGCACGGGTAACTGGCTCGCCATCTTGCATGATTAAGCACTGGGTCGAAACCGTTGGCACCAGCGACGGTTGGACGTGGTTTGATGACAGGGGGATACTGTGAACCAATTACAAATTTACAGACTACAGGACGAGCAGAGAGCTACTCGCCTGCAAGAACTGACCAACAATGACAACCCCACCGCTCTGGATAGCGAGTTAGGGGTGTTGCGGCTGCTCCATGAGGAGGCTCTTAACGCCAATCAGCCTATCGCAGCCGTGCAAATCGCTAAAGTCATTGGACAACTTGCAACCGCCACCGAGAACGCCAAGATACGACGGGGCGAGCTTTTGGCCAAGTCTGTCGTGCTGGGAATCGCTCAGAAAATCGCCCAAGTCTTATCCAGCAATATCGCCAATCGCTTCATTGGGTGGGAAGACGTGCTAGACGAAGTCAAGTCCGAAGTCCTCACTCTGGTGTGCGAGGCGAAGAATCCTGAACCTTAACGGCAATAGTGGTCACAGTTTGGCTTCTCGCGGCACTTATAGGGTAGAGGGGTATTTATGGGTTGTGACATTCATCTGCACCAGGAAGTCAAGATCAACGGCGTCTGGCACCACTACGGATGCCCGAGCGTGGGCCGGTCGTATCGGCTATTTGCCTTGATGGCAGACGTGCGGAACAACGGGGAAGTTGAACCGATTGCCAAGCAAAAGGGCGTCCCGTCGGATATTACCGAGCTAACTAAATTCGATTTAGTCGGGTGGGAGGATGATGGGCACAGCCACAGTTGGCTGTCAGCGGGGGAGATTGAACTATTATACGACTTCTTGGACTCTGGCCACATAGACGATTTGGGCTACGTATTTGGGTACCCGTGGAATCACATTCCTTTGGGAGTTGACGACTTTCGCTTTGTCTTCTGGTTTGATTGTTAAATCGGTCACAGTTTGGCTTCTCGCGGCACTTATAGGGTAGAGGAGCCAACAATGCCATACATTCAGTATAAGACAAAGCGGTTTAGCCCGGCTTCAAAAGCCAAGATCAATCAGGCGAACGCCATTATCGAAGAGTACCAAGCCCAGGGCTTCGACCTGACACTACGCCAACTATACTACCAGTTTGTCTCACGAGACCTGATACCAAATAATCAGAAGTCCTACAACAGCCTCGGCTCCATCATTTCCGATGCCCGCCTAGCGGGGCTGGTTGACTGGGATGCGATTCAAGACCGCACGCGACACTTGCGGCAACGTCCACACTGGGAGAACCCAGGCGACATCGTCGAGTCATGTGCCAACCAGTTCGCCGTGGATCGGTGGATTGGTCAGCAATTCCGACCAGAAATCTGGATCGAAAAGGACTCTTTGATCGGTGTCATAGAAGGAATATGCACCGAGTTGGATGTAGCCTATTTCTCTTGCCGTGGTTATACAAGTCAATCCGAGATGTGGAGGGCCGCACAGCGTTTGAAGGGCTACCTCCAAGCGGATCAGACGCCCGTTATCCTACATTTTGGTGACCACGATCCGAGCGGAAAGGACATGAGCCGCGACATTGAAGATCGTCTGACCCTGTTTCTGCAAACTGACTTGGACTGTGCGTGCTTCGACTTCCAACGGCTCGCCCTCAACATGGATCAGATCAAGGAATTCAACCCACCGCCGAACCCCGCCAAGATAACTGACAGCCGAGCCACCGCTTACATCGCCGAGTTCGGCCCTGAAAGTTGGGAGCTTGATGCTCTGGAACCCAAGGTGCTGGCCCGACTCATCGAGACCGCCGTGGAATCCGTCCGCGAGGACTACTCGCATAGAAAGGCTGTTGACGCCGAACAACGTGGTCGTCAAGACTTGAAACGTGTTTCAAACAATTGGAGCGAGGTTGTATCCTCTCTTAGCTGATGAAACTCAAGCAGGCTAAAATCATGGCTATAGCTCGGACGCAAAAGAGCGACAGCCGGTGTCTTGATCCGAAGAAGAGACGCAAGGCTAAGAGACTGGGATCGAAGAAAGTAAGACGGATGTTGAGTAACGAGGAGCACAATGAATAAAGTAACTAGAACTGAACGGGGTTGGATCGGCCACCATTGTTGCGCACACCAGTGCTTGTTCAGGCGTAACACGTTGCTGGAATATGGCGACGTTTGTCTGGTCGTTTCCACTGTTGGGAACTGCTTTGACCGTGAATCAACTGATACGCGAGAGGTCGGGATAGGCAGGTATTACGAAACGATGGCCTTCCATGCCGCGAAGTGCGGGGAGTATTGGGAAGCTAACGTGCATCAGCAAGTTGACATAGAAGGTAAGACGGCTGTTACCAAGGCTAGGGCGGACAACGAGGCCAATGACATGCACGAAGCTGCTGTGAAGGAACTTACTAAGCGACTCATACGGGACACACTATGAAATACTTATTTGCGTTTTGGCTCGGAGGCGTCACGAATGTCCTACTGTGGATGCACTCCATCCACGGCATTTCGTCGGACATACTATTGAACACACTGATCTGGCCGTACTGGGCGGTTAGATATGTTCTTGGCTTCTAGGAGATAAAAGATGAAACTCATTGAAGACACCTACAATCCTGGCACCTTTAGGTGGATGAAGGGAAAGAAGATCGTCGCGTGTATTACATTGTATCCAAGTGGGCTTGTTGAATACAACGGCCACAAAGGTGTCTTGGCGATTGAGCGTATTGGACGCAAAGATGAAGGTCTCGTCGTGGAATATAGCTAAGCTCCCGGCGTCCCGAAAGGGTGAACTTATAAGCGCTGTTGACTGGTGACTAAGAGGGTGTAAGCCGCACCGTAGCTGCGTCTATTTGATAGATGGGCGAGGATAGATTCCACCTTGGCCGGTGGTAAGTCACGCGAAAAACGCCGGGAGACTTTTATGGACTATGACGGATTCGAGCTTACGTTCAGCGGCGAGCCGCTAGTGGCGGGTGATACGTTCGTGCAACTCAGTCAGCTTTTCACGGTGAAGTCAATCGAGGGCGGACTGGTTACACCAGTTGAAAAGCCGTTGTTTCGTTTTGGTCTGGCAGGCTGTCAAAAGGTTACAGCCGTTGACTGGTTAATAGAGAGATATAGTGTAAATGACTAAGACCTACATTGATACGGAAACAATAGGATTTTATGGCCTGCCAGTGTTGCTTCAATATGCAACCGACGATGGGCCAATTATTCTCTATGAAATTTGGAAGCATCCAATCGGCGAGACGCTTGACCTAATCGAGTGGCTGTGCCAGCAGACAGTAGTTGGTTTCAATCTGGTCTTCGATTGGTGGCAAATCTGCAAATGCCACAATATCTTCCAATTGTGCCCTCGTGACTGGATACCGGAGGAGCACATCGACGAGATTGCCATGCTTGAGCCAAAGGGACAGGACGGCCCATGTCTAAAGCCGAAGGGTTGTCTCGATCTTCTCCTGCATAGTCGTAAGGGACCAATGCAGTCCCTTATGGCACGCGATGACATCCGCATCCGGCGGGTGCCCAATGCTCTAGCCTATGCCTTGGCCGAGGAGTTAGAGCACCTAGTCCAGTTTGACGGCATCTTTTTCGCAAAACGGTCTGATAAGAACTCGCCGCGTTGGAACGTATTTTCTCGAAAGAACGCCGGTGAACTCGACACCAACTTCAAGGACGTGGTGCTTCGGTTTGCCCCCGCTGGTGGCCTCAAGTTCCTGGCTGAGTACGTGCTAGGCTACAAGCCAAAGTTCCACTACCTTGACGTGGAACCCGCCACCCGGCCAAAGGAGCTTGGCTACTCCCCGACCGCCCTGTCTATCAGTAAACCCCCCAACTGGGAGGTCTATAAGAACGGTGAGGTCGTCGGGCACTCCTGGCCCGCCCTTATCAAAGAACACATCGACTACTGGCATACCCGTCCTGACGCCCGTGAGTACGCCAAGGACGACGTTGTGTACACAAGGGCCTTGGACAGGCATTTTGGCTCACCCGAGCCAGACGATGACGACAGCGTTCTCGCGTGCATGGTGGCGGCTGTGCGACACCACGGCTTTACGATCGACATCCCCGGTATCCAACTCTTGGCTGAGAAGGCCAAGAAGATCGTGGATGCCTCCCCGGTCAATTGCAACAAGCCCCCTGAAGTGCGTAGGTATGTCTACGAGTGCATGGACGACATGGAAAAGATGGGCTATCAGCCATTTGCGGAGAGCACCAAGAAGGCGAATCTCGAAGCCATAGCCAAGTGGGAGATCAAGGAAGAGGAACCTTGCACCCTCTGTGACGGGCAAGGCTGTGAACGGTGCAGCGACGGTGTGCTCAAGGTCGGCCCCCACCCAGCCGCCAAGCGAGCACAGGAGCTTCTTGACATCAAGGTTGCTGCCAAGGAGATCGAACTGTACCGGAAACTCCTGCGCGCCGGCAAATTTCACGTCAGTATGAATGTTATTGGGGCCCTATCGTCCCGCATGTCTGGCGCGGATGGACTCAACCCGCAAGGCATCAAGCACACTGCCGACGTGCGTAGCATGTTCCCGCTGGCTTGGGATAACACCGTCTTGAGTCTCGGGGACTTTGACGCTTTCGAGGTCACGATTGCCGACGCCGTTTGCAACGACCCCGAACTTCGAGAGGACTTGCTTAAAGGCGTGAGCATCCACGGCGTCTTCGGCACGTTGTTGTACCCCGGCATGTCCTACGACGACATTCTTGCCACTAAGAAGACCGAGACTGACCTCTACACCAGAAGCAAGCAAGGCTTCTTCGCTACGATTCTGTACGGAGGGACGTGGCAGACGTTGCTTCGCAAACTAGGCATACCCGAGGCCGACGGCAAATCCGCTATTGAGAAGTTGCTGAGAAGGTACAAGAAGGTCAAGGCATGGCGTGACGGCGTGTTCAAACAGTTTTGCTCGATGTCGCAGCCTAGTGGCATCGGGTCACAAGTGGTGTGGAGCGAGCCTGCGGATTACTGCGAGACCTTCTTCGGCTTCCGTCGGTACTTCACGATGGAAAATAAGGTCTGCAAAGCCCTCTTTGAACTCGCTCGCCGTCCTCCGAAGGAGTGGCGGGATTGCAAGGTCAAGGTAGTGCGTCGAGATAGGGTGCAAACAGCAGGCGGTGCCGTCGCCAGTGCCTTGTACGGGGCGGCGTTCCAGATTCAAGCGGCTTCCATGCGGGCCGCTGCCAACCACCAGATTCAAAGTCCTGGGGCTCAGATTACCAAGCACGTTCAAAGAAAGATTTGGGATTTGCAACCAGCAGGGGTGCATGACTGGATTGTTGCGCCTTTCCAAGTCCATGACGAAATACTCGTGGTATCGCCACCGAATAAAGTGGACGCCGTTGCCGAAGTTGTTCAACATTCAGTGGAGTCTTTTCGCGTTAAGGTTCCATTGATTGGCATAGACTGGATTAAGAATGCGGGAAGCTGGGCGGATAAATGAAACGAATTTCACTCACAAAGGGCAAATTTGCAATCGTAGATGACTGCGACTACGAATACTTGATGCAGTGGAGATGGTGCCTACACAACGGAGGCTATGCGTGTCGCCGCAGGGGAGAGTCCGACGAAGTTGGCTCACAAATAATACTAATGCACCGAGTTATTGCAGGCCGCATGGAGTTGTGCGTACAGGGGCTAGAGGTTGACCACAAGGATATAAATGACCCTTATAACAAACTAAATAACCAGCGAAACAATCTTCGAGTAGCCACGAGTTCACAAAATAAAGCCAACCACAAACTACAATCTAATAACACGACCAAATTTACTGGCGTATCAAACGTATCAGGGTACAAAAATAGATTTCGTGCTTACCTAAATTATCTGGGTAAACAAATACATCTCGGATGCTATGACACAGTAAAAAGAAGCGGCGACTGCAAGGGACTTAAAGGCAAAAGAACTTCACGGTCAATTTGCTTAAATGAGCTGCAAGGAACATTAAGGAACATTAAGGAGCGAGTATGATTGGTAAGCAGCACATTGATTTCGCTCAAGTGGATATTCACTGCTGGCGGTGCAGCAACTGTTTAACTGGGTGTGGGGATACCTTGACCGAAGCAGTCTCCGAGCTGCTGAAATTGGTTAAGCAGGAGGACTGGGAAGAAGTAGATGGTAAGGCACTTTGTCAAGATTGCATTAAGGAACGAATATGAGTCTCAAAGACTACGTGTATACAGATGTGACCGCTGAAATTATATGCGGTGAGTGTGACGACGTTCAAGACGCCAGCGGTGAAACGGATGAAGCAGCCATACGCCAAGTAGTTTACTACGCTGAGAAGGCTGGAAAGAGGTTGATGGCAAGGTGCTTTGTAGGAGGTGTCAATGCGGCCAGTAAAAAAGAAAGACGGCTGGTGGATTACTGATACGCCGGAAGGTGAGGACTTCGGCCCTTATGCCACGCAGAAGGAAGCCGCCGAGGACTTACGCGGACTGGAGAGATTTTACAAGTATCACAACCAGAAGGGGTTCATTACCTGTGAAGAATAACTACGGTCTGACGCCTGAACAATACCACGGTGGACTGGACAAGCTGTGGGCCGCTCTAAAACTTACCGGCGTTCAAGACCGAGATGTGTTTACATTAGCAGCCGAGCGGATTACGCATTTAACCGAGGTGTTGGAAGAGATAGCTTGGCACGGCACGGATATGCCCGGTGCTGTGAACAAAAGCGAAGCGGATTGGTATCGGCAAGTGGCCTACGACTGCATCAGCATAGCTCGACGAGGATTAGATGAGAAAAATCAGACAAGCTAAACACGGCCCGGAGTATCACATTCAGCGGGAGTTGATCGACTTCCTTGAAGCCCGTGGTTGGCTGGTTGAGCGGCTTATTGGCAACGCCTTCCAAACTGGTATCCCAGACTTGCTTGCTCACCATCCAAAGTGGGGAAGCCGCTGGATCGACGTGAAGCAGCCTGGGCGGTACTCGTTCACAAAGGCGCAGAAACGCAAGTGGCCCATTTGGGAGAAGCACGGGCTTGGCATCTGGATACTGACAGGGTCAGATCAAGCTAACTATGACAGGCTGTTTAAGGGGCCAAACTGGCGTGACTACTGGAAGGCATCGTGGGGCGAGCTTCCCGACATCGACAAGCTGTTGGAGGAGATGGTGTGAATTACTTCACTGCGGACCCTCATCTCGGGCACCCAAACATCCTGCGGCATCAACCTGACCGCTGCTTTGCAACGATTACGGAGATGGATTACGCCCTGATCGACGCCATCAATCGCGTAGTAGGTGTGGCCGACATCCTATGGGTGCTTGGCGACTTTGTTTGGAAGCCCAGGTTGTATGGCCACTATCGGCAGCAAATCCGAGCCAGACAGGTTCACATTGTAGCGGGCAACCACGACACACCCGCGTTGGCAAGGTACGTTTCCTCGTACAGCGACATGGTGTTCCGAAAGTTTGGCGAGCACAAATTTCATTTGAGTCATTACCCCCATGCTTCCTGGCGGTGTCGCACCCACGGCTCGATCCACTTATACGGCCACACCCACGGCACCCTTGAAGACACGCTGAATGAAATGTGGCCCGGTAGAAGGGCGATGGATGTCGGCGTGGACCACGTCCACCGTTTAACGGGTAACTGGTGCCCTTTGTCCTTAGATGAAATACTTTCCCTCTTAGGTGTAGTAACAATACCATGAACAATACCATGAACAATTGGTCCTGCTTACCCGCTGCGTTCTCTATCGCACTCGGAGTTGATGTATGCAGCTTCATCGAAGCTATTGGCCATGACGGGAGCCAAATCCTGTGGCCCGGTCTGAAAGAGCCGTCGTGCCGACGAGGATTTCATATTCAGGAGTGCATTGATGTCGCCTACAGGGCGGGGTATTGCGTGACGCCATTTGAAGTGTTGCCACGTCATGCGCCAGCGTTCACCGTCCCCCCTGTAACGATTCAGTACGGAGGGAGCGAGACGACCGCGTTCGAGCGGTTCAACCAGCTTATTGAAGCCGGAGTCGGCGTAATCACGGGCCACTCGAATACAACGGAGCACGCCGTCGCCTATAGGTACGGCATCGTCGTTGACCCAAAAGGGTTCCGGTACGTTTATAGCCCGAAGGCATGTGAACAACACGGTTTTATTGGCTACTGCGCTTGGCAATTTGACAAGAGAGGCAACTGTGAATAATTCAACTGCACTGTTAAAGATACTTAAAAACATTAAACCAGTGACACCCGAAGACAATGACGACCTCTACGCTCAATATAAGAGCGGTCTCATAGGTGCCCGTGAAGAGATGATTAAGCGAAACATGAGGATGGCATACAACATTGCAGGGCACTTCCTACGTAACCACCCAAACTACAATCGACTGCTAGATGACGTTATATCCGAGGCGTTGGTAGGTCTTGTCAAAGGCATCAATGCAATCGAAGTTAAAGAGGTGGCTGATCCAACCGGGTACGTCGCCAACTGCATCCGTAAACAATTATTGGACTTTGTATACGGGTGCGACGCGATAAAAACACCTCGGTCTGAAAAGCCGCTTGTTGTTTTAACGCTAACGAACAGGGATTGTTCGTGTCAGAGTCCACCAGAGAGGGTAGATATAAAAGATGCTATTGAAGCGTGCTGCAAAACTCAACGCGAACACGACATCGTGCAATTAAGAGCGCAGTCATATACCTACAAGGAGATAACGGATGAACTCCAAGTAGAGTCCAGAGCAATCCGTAAGTGCCTCACAACTGTCAGGCAACGTTACATAGATTTATCCGCACGACTACTACAATCCTAATTGATAAGTAATTGGGAATAGTTTGTCACAGCCGCACGCTTCGAGGCACTTATAGGTAGAGGAACCAACATGAGACGCGAATTTCTTCAACTTGCCGAAACCCTGGACCACGCGAAACACAGCATCGGTGGTTACTTCCTAAGCACCAAGCTCGACGGCACTCGTTGCCTGTGGGACGGCGGGATCAGCCGTGGGGTGGCTACCGAAGAAGTGCCTTGGGCCGGGATCATCGACCCTAAAACCGGGGAGCGAAAGAAAAAGATCAAGCCGGTGGCCACCGGCCTCTGGAGCCGCTACGGGTCGCCGATTATCGCCCCCGACTGGTTCCTCAACCGACTACCGTCCTGCTTTCTCGATGGTGAACTGTTCGCCGGGGAGGGGAACTTCCAGCTTTGCCGTTCGATTTGCAGCGGTGACTCGCCTGATCCGCGTTTCGACCAGATCAAGTATGCGGTCTATTCAGCGCCTAGCTTCGCGTCACTATTTCAAAGCGGCGAGATCAAGAACACCAATATGAGGCGTCTGATAGACAACGGCACAGTATATGACTGGGTATGCCAGCAATTAGAGGACTTTGACGGCGACTTCCGATTCTGCATGGCCGAAAACTTTGAAGAAGAAGTCCGATGGTTGAAGACAGTGTTTGAGTCCGAGAATCAGTCATGCTATATGCTCCCGCAAATACGACTTCCCTTAGACTTAGGCGAGGCCCATATCCAAGTAGCCAAGCACCTGGACACGGTGGTTGACCGTGGGGGCGAGGGTGTAATCTTGCGTGACCCACTTTCTGCTTGGACACCTAAGAGGCACAAAGGTCTTCTTAAGTGGAAGCCTCACCGAGACGCCGAGGGGATTATAATTGGCTTCACATCGGGGCGACGTGGCAAGGAGGACCGTTGCTTCGGTAAGATCGGTGCCCTCATAGTTGAAGCAAACGGGAAGTCTTTCAAAGTCAGTGGCCTCACCGACGAAGAGCGAGAGTTTGAGTCTCAGTGTATGACTGATTACGCGAAGTGTACGCCCGACAGTGTGATGCCAATCGGTGTAACTGGCAGGCACTTCAAGCGGGGGCAGGTCATTACGTACCAGTACATGACACTGACCAAAGACGGGCTACCCCGTGAGCCTCGGTACTACCGAAAGTGGGAGGCAGAATGAAGCATCTAATAAAGCAGATTGCGGTCGGACTCCTCTTCGGGTTCCTCGTTTGCTTGGCCAGCCCGTTTACCGGTGGCTGTTGGTATTCGTTCTGCGGCGACCGTTTCGAGCAGGAGTGGTTAGATAAGGCCATTCAACACATCCAAGTGTTGAAAAACAACTGCCCAGACCCAGAGCTTCGCGGTGTCCTTGAGTACACGATTACTCGGTACAGCCGAGTTGGTGCTTGGGATGTCATGGTATTGCCTCTTGCCAATTGTTGGAAGGGGTGGAAAACCCTCGGGTGTAACTGTCCCTGGTGTCCCGGCATTACGCTTGATCCTGAAGTGCTCGACTATCCATCGCATGAAGGGGCACTGGTACTTGTGCATGAAGCTGCCCACGACTACTACCCTTACTTCCACCCGCTCGTTAATCCCTTGATGGACAAGATTGAAAAACTATGTGAGATAAACTATGGGAGATAAATCATGGCTAGTCCACTGACCGTTGTAAGAAACGACTATCACACGAACAAGAAGAGCAGCACGATTTACACGCCCGTTGGCGTGGCTGGGTTCTTGTTTGATATTCTATCTAACTCGATGTCGTACAACATCGTTCGGCACCCACAATTCAACACTATTCTGGACCCAGCGATCGGCAGCGGGCGTTTAACCGACCCGTGGTATAGGGCAGGGCACATTGTCATTGGCTGTGACCTTACGCGAACCGTGGCAGCGTGCCAAGAGTTCATTAAGGGCAAGTTTGAGGACTGCACTTGGTACGAAGATTGGCCGAGCCCCGACTTGGTACTATGCAATCCGCCCTTTAACGGAGCCAAGGGGAGGCGACTCTACCCTGAAGTCTTCTTGGAGCACATCTTCAAACTGTTCGGACCAAAGATTCCAGTTGTACTGTTCGTCCCGATGGGATTCCTCAAGAATCAAAGACGTAAGAGCAAGAGGTGGAGATGGCTCCGGGATTGTGGTGCTGAGATTACGTCAATCATTTCACTGCCTCTCGACACATTCGACGGAGTTGAGTTTCACTGCGAGATTTTGCTGTTCAACATCGCCGGGGTAAAGCCCCACTATTTTCTCTCAGAGGAGGCTTTATGCAAATAACCGGGTCCATTCCCCCTGTCAACTGGCACGAGATTTTGAAAGCCTTGGATAAGACAATCAGCAGTCAACTAGCCGACAACCCAGGTGTCTTTAGCGAGACGGATGCAGTCAGGCTTGAACTAATCGCTTTCAACATCCGAATGGCTAAGAAAGCGAATTCCACCACGCGAATTGAGGGATTAAATGAAAGTTAAGCACTATTTATTCGGTGTTCGGCTACCGCCCAAGATTAGATGGACGTGGCCGTTCGTCACGTCGGATTGCTACCTTAAACAGCGGGGTGATAAATTGATCTCGTGTTACACCCGATCGTTCTGCGGTTTCACGTACTACCGTGAGGAAGTCGAAATATGAACTACTCCACAGATCAAATCGCTGCCGCCCTGGATTTAGCCGTCCTGAAGCCGGCTGCTACGGCTCAAGATGTCAAAGACGCCTGTGCTTTGGCCAACAAGCACAAGATCAAAAGCGTCTGTGTAGCGTTGAGCCAGCTACCACTGGCCGCGAGTCTCTTTGATAACGTAAGTGTCGTCATTGGATTCCCCCACGGGAACACTTGCGCCGATATTAAATATCGAGAGGCAAAATTTGCTATCGAATACAGTGCAAAAGAGATAGACGTGGTCCTGAACTACGGCAAGTTCCTAGACGGCAACCGAGTCATAATTGACTTGGAGCTTTCCACAATTGTCGCGGTCGCCCACCGGTCTGGCTTATTGGTCAAAGCCATCCTGGAAACTTGCTACTACACACCGAAGCAGATCGTCGAAATGGGGGAGTTATGTTGCATGTATGGCGTTGACTTCGTTAAAACCTCCACCGGTTTCGCGGGTGATGTAACTCCTGAAGCGGTCGAGTCCCTGAAGAAAGCAGTTAAGGGAACCGACTGTCAGATCAAAGCCAGTGGCGGTATCAAGACTTACGCGGACGTTTGTCAGTATCTTGACATGGGATGCACCCGCCTCGGAGCCTCAACCTTTTTAGGACTTTTACCATGAACCGTTACGATTTGATGTGGCTGGTTGGCGCAACAATCTTTGCGGCGATTGAGTGGCGTATTATAGGTACACCACAATCGGTGTTTATGCCTTGTTTGTTTTCGTATAGCGGTGGCATACTTATTGGAATGTTATTGAAAGGCTTAAGATGAATAGACTCAAACACACGCGATGCTACCTCGCCGGGGCAATGGAAAGAGACTCCACCAACGGAGTCGAATGGCGGCAAGCTATTCAAGAAACACTGAGCGACTTGGGCGTCTGCTGGCTCGATCCGACTAACAAGCCAACGGAAACCGGTCACGAGACGATTGAAACCAAGAAGGAAATGATCCAAGCCCGTGAGGCGTGTGACTACGATGCTGTACACAAGCTGATGAAGATTATTCGCTGCGTTGACTTGCGCATGTGCGACATTAGTGATTTTGCAGTTATCAACCTTGATCCTAACACGCCAACCTTCGGTACGCACGAGGAGCTAGCCAACCTGAACCGGCAAAAGAAGCCAATCATTATTCACGTAGTCGGAGGTAAGGAACGTACACCTCTGTGGCTGCTTGGAATGCTCCCGCACCAGTTAATCTTTTCGACGTGGGAAGAAGTCCACCACTACTTGCGGCACATCAACAGCGACACCGTCATTGACCGGTTGAATCGTTGGTACTTTTTCACTTTAGCACCTGAATAAATATGGCAGACTCCAGAAAACGAACAGTTGCAAAAGCAGTTTCGTGGGAAGTGATTTCCAACGCGATCTGCCTGCTGTTGGCTTATGCCATCTTTGGCAACATAGGCGGGTGCCTGATCTTCACCGGGGTCTGCTTCGGACTGAAACTTGGACTCTTTTACTACCACGAACGAGCTTGGCACCAGACTAACTGGGGAAAGTTTACTGAGCGACCTGAAGAGTGGAACGAATACCTGCCTTACTACGATCAATAACAGGAAAACAATGAGAACACCACAATATCTGTCATACTCTGGTTTATCCCTTTGGGAGTCCCGACCAGACGAATACTTCCTGAAACACCTGTCTGAAAAGAGGGCCCCTCGCACTCTACAGGAACACCCCGCCGCCGTCGGGTCAGCATTGGACGCTATTACGAAAGCGTCCCTTCATTCAGCGTTGTACGGAGCCGGAAGCGACTCCGAGTATAGCCTAGAAGCTCTGTTTGAAGCTCAAGTTGAACCTCAAAACCGAGACTGGGCTATGCCCGAGGGTCGTTACGTCTTTGAGTGCTACAAGCAGTCGGGCGCTTACTTCGACCTGCTCAAGGCACTCTTGGACGCCAGTGAGCCGCCCCGCTTTGAGTTTACTGTCGAAGCAGTCATCAATGGCGTCCCGTTCTTAGGAAAGCCCGACGCCCGGTGGGCGACGAGAGAAGGAGTCCACATCATCCACGATTGGAAGACCAACGGATTTTGTAGCCGATCAGCTACTAGCCCACACAAGAGCTATATGCTCTGTCGGGACGGGTACATTGGGAAGCAATCCAAGAGTCATGGCACGGAGCACAAGGAGTTCCTTGCTATCCACCATTTTGACACAGTAGTCAACGCCTCATACCTGGAAGTATCCAATCCGGCCTGGGCCGACCAGCTTTCCCTCTATGGTTGGGCACTGGACGAGAAGATCGGCGACGAGAACGTGGTCCTGTCGGTCCACCAGATCGTCGCCAAGCCTTGCCAACCACGGCCCCAGTTGAGAGTAGCCGAATATCGGGCTCGGGTTGCATCAGCGTACCAGCTTGCTCTGGCAGATCGTCTTGCACGGTGTTGGACGGCAATTACCAGCGGGCACATCTTTGCTGACTTGAGCAAAGAGGACTCTGACGCCCGATGTGCGGTTTTGGAGGACACGGCTTCTGGACTTCAGTCAGACGGATCGAGTCGAGAGGATTATTTCAGCGAAGCAACTAGGGAGGTGTATCGTGGGTAGATACTACGTTCGTCATTTGAGGGAGTTGAATAACGAAGCTCAATCCCGCTTTGAAAGGCTTCTTGCTGCGATTCAATACCCACCCAATAAATGCAATGATGAGTCCGTAATCGTGGATGCCGCAAAAGTACGCCTTGCTGTCAGCGATTTTAAGTCAATCCTAGCGGTCATAGGAGCGCTCAAATGAGACACGACCAGGAAGGCGAATAGAAGATGAAACGAATCCTACTCACGCGAGGTCAGACAGCCACCGTTGACGACTGTGACTATGAATATCTCATACAATGGAAATGGTACTATAACTCGTGTGGGACTGGTTAAAGCCGCCATCAAATACCATAGAACTCGCGCCCACTTAAATAAGGAGTCTTAACATTCGCACTGACCAATTTATTGGACTACCAAAATTCGCAGTAGACTTCCTCGATCGTTACGAGATCGACAGGCCGGTTTGCCCCGCTTGCGGACACTTTCTTGTACGCGAATTATTAACCGTCGGAACTTATGAGGGTATGTTTGGCCAAGAATATCCCTTATTTCGGCACTCATTGGTAGACGGGTACGCCGACGAGTTTCTGCAAACCAGCCCGTGGAGCAGTGGACCAATGTTTTTTCTTGGACTCAAAATTTATGGCTCCAGCGGATTGCTTGATCGCATTACTTGGACTGAAGAAGAAATAGAGGAGATGCTATGAACGAGTACGACCCCGGATCGTTTGGTTTCCACGAACTGCTTGATAGGACTTATACACTGGCGGAGAACTTCGCCGACCACATAAGCCAACATCCATCGGCGACTCACCCCAAGCTCCGCAAGCGAATCGAAAAGATAGAGTCGAGCTTATTCAAGCTCTACCAGAAAATAGGGCAACTGCACGGAGAGGCCGATGGGCCGCGCTAAACAAGCCACCGGCTGGAAACGACTGTTCCGGCACATGGATGCGCCCGGCCTGAAGAGGTGGTACCGTAAGTATATCCACCGAAAGAATCGACGTGCAGCGAGACTCGACCCGCTGTCAACCGATAAGAAACTCGACCCCTGGGAGGTAGATTGAATGAAACAAAACCTTGAAAAACAACCGGCTGGCATCGTTGCCATTTTTATTCTCATTGTCCTGCTGCTGATGTGTGCAGCACTGGCTCGTGAGCCGAAGAAGCCGAATAAGCCGAATAAGCCGGTCCAAGCACCGGTGTACCCAGTGGTGGACGCTGATAGCGGCTCGGTGCTGTTCTGGCAGGATGGTTTGCTTATAAATCCTATTCTTAAACACACCAACAGCCACCTGACCCACGCTGCTATTCTTTTGAACGGTTACGTAATCGAAGCGGTGCCGCCTCGGGTTCGCAAGGTTTTGTTGGCTGACTATATCAAAGAGATGGAAGCCAAGAGTAACGAGCCAGCTATGCAACGACGTGGTTTCAAGTGGTTCATCGTGCGACCTGTATTTCCTTACTACGATGAAGAGATACAGGCAATGACAGTCTACGCGGAAACTCAACTAGGACGCCCGTATCAGTTAAGAGGTTGGTGGAAAGGCCGTGAAGTGCGCGGAATCTTCTGTAGCCAATTGGTTGGCGATGTACTGGAACGCGGTGGCCGGATCAAGTCGGGCAGCATCCACGAGTCACCGGGGAGTCTCGCTAAGAAACTTGAACCGACCTATGAGGTGCAACAATGATACGAATCCTAGCTTTGATATTGCTAATCGTCACCTTCTTTTCCGGTTTGACGCTCGGTGCAGGACTTGTCCTGCAAGGCATCACACCCATGTTCGAGCGTGGCTGCTACGTTTGGTTCGGGTGCTGTTTTGCTTGTTACCTTTGCTGTAGTGGACACTTTTACGATGACGTATTTTAACTTGATGAAGCAACCCATGAGAGCATGTCGCGGTAGCGCCTGACCGATCTGTGGAATCGCGGGAAACCCACAGCCAGAATGACAAAACGCCCGCCAAATCAGAGGTGCAACAATGACAGACGAACAGAAAGCCGCTTACGTGATTGCCGATGCCGTCTCCGCACTGATCGAAGCGCTTGGCATGACTGCTGAGAATACCATTAGGCAGCGACAAGGAAAGACCTTGGCCTACGGTGACAAAGCCTTTTACGACGTTATTGACCAACATTGTCTTGGCTACAATAAAGTTGCTGGCCTGTTTAACGCTTAGCCGGAGTAGCTCAGATGGAAGAGCGCTTGACTTGTAATCAGGGTGTCGCTGGTTCGATTCCAGCCTCCGGCTCTAAAATTATGTTTAATAATTTGCCACCCGCTGCTCAAGCCTTTCTGCGCCGTTACTGCACTGGTTACATCTTTGCTAACGGTAAGGCGGTTGAGTTCACGCAGCCCGATGGCCGAACAGGGTTGCGGCTGTATAAGGAAAACGGCGACGTTGAAGGCGATATAACTTGGGACAGGGACTTGGAGACGAACGGATGACACAAAATGTCGAACAAGCCGACGGGAAGAGTATTCGCCACGGCGGATTTCACTACTGGCTTAAAAGATGGAAGGCTCGTAAGGAGCGCCGGGCTGCAAAGAAGAACCCCGAGACGAACCCGACCTATAACAAATACAAGGGATACGAACTATGAAAATCTGCGTCAGTGATTTGCACCTTGGCGACAAAGGAGCCCGCGACAACTTCATTGTCCGAGGGGAAGATAGGTTTTGGCGGTTCTTGGACTGGGTGGATACGAATGACCACCAACTTTACATTCTTGGTGACTTGCTAGAGTGGTGGCAGTGTAACATTGGTTCAACCATAGTAGCGTACCAAAGTTTGTTGAAACGTCTCGATTATTTGTACCACCAGTATACTTGGGGAAACCACGACAATTCACTTTCCTCTTTGCCGTTCAACTCCGTGAAGTTACCGCCTTATCCAGACGGGCACGGGCCGTTTACCAGGGTCGTTGGAAGCCGTACAGTCCTGTTCTGTCACGGGCACGAGGCCGACCCGACCTGCCGCGACTTGAATCCAGGCGTAGGTAATATCACTGCCATCATCAGCGGTATGCTAGAAGACCGGGCGAAGACCCCGAACTACAAGGGAGTGGTCATTGAAGACGCCTTCATTGGAGTGCTGGAACGCGCATTAGACTTCTGGCGCTACCTGACAGCCCGCTATAGCCGACGTGACGAACTGCTCGACGGGGTCGAGAAGTACCGAGTTGAACAACAAGCTGATGTCGTGGTGTACGGGCACACGCACGAGGCAGGCAGTATCGGTGATTTCCACTACAACACCGGCTGCTGGTGCCGAGACGTGGATACCTTCGCACAAGTAAGCGACGACGGAGCCGTCGAGTTGTTTGTTTGGGACGGCTACAAACCAGTACCTTTTTACAAGGAGCTACGATGAGCGTTATCGAACTACTGAGAGCGTGGCTGGCCAACCCGGTCCTTATCGTGCGGCAAAGCGACCGAGTGCCAGACACCATACAGTTTGTCCAAACGGGCAGCACACTTGATGGCTGCCCAGTAACCAAAGGAGCTTCAGATGCGTAAACTTTTGACCTATGTGACTGGAACTCTTGCCCTCTTAGTTGTCACAACTTCGATTGTATCGGCACTTATCTATGCAGGTACACACGGCACCGAAACACTTGGCAACCTAGCCACGAGTACGCTGCAAGGAATCGGCGTTGCCATAGGCGGAGTGTTGGGGAGTGCGTTAATCCTCCGATTCAAAGCCGCTAGAAGTTTTATTAGCTCGGTTCTGAAGGACATCAAATGAGATACCTGTTCCTGCTGCTGGCTTTAATAGGTTCTTGCACTCCATCGGGCACTCCGGTGGTGTGGACTGTTGTGCCTCCACAGCGGGCCGTGACCGGCTTGCCGCCAGTGGCCGACGTTGAGAGTCACTTGCCAGCGGGACATCCCTACCGAGACAGGGACCAGTTGACTTGGATTCACGAGGGAACGCACGGAATCAATAGTCTGCTAAGAAACCAGTACAAGCAGCCGGGCTTTTACTGCATGAATAATAAAGCCGTCTTGCTACCCGAGCCAAAGACGACACTGTCGGCTGTGGCTCGATCCACACCCGTGTCCCTTCGGGGAATGGTCTACAGCACTTACCTGATTAACATGCAACGATGGTGGGAGGACCAGCCGTCCTATGTCTTCGACGAATTATCAGCCTACGCGAACTCCGCTGAAGCCTCTCGTACTCTTAATGTGGACGACCGTGGAGCAATCCGCTTTGCCAGAGAGTTTATCGTTTACGCGGTGTGCGTTGTAGCAGTATCCAAGTCAACAGACACACAGACGAGGGAGTTTCTTCGCTGGCAGATCGAGCGCATCGTGCGGTTGAGCGGTCACTTTGGCGCGTTGCAATCAAGTGGGGATGCCGAAGAGTTGAGAGTATTTATGCGAGCTTACTTTGGTCCCACTTGGACTAGAAAGGTACTGTGGTTTTGATGCGAACAAACGAACTACTCGCAGCCCTGTCACAAGAGTCACCCGGACTAAGGTGTCATGCCGAAGGGCGAGTGACAATCACCACTCTTTACAAACCGATTACGAGCGCCCAAGGAAGCACAGTGTTTACAGCAGTGTTTACAGCAGCGTTTCAAGTTGCCAAGCAGCTATTCGGCAATACAAACTGCCCTGCAAAAGTTAAAAAGGCGCTTGTAGCATACAATCGACACACACAGAATACCTGGAAATATAGGTAATACGCTGATGGACGACATGGTAATGTGCCCTGAATGTGGCCGCTATTTTACCGTTATTTGGTTACGCGACGGACTCGGGCCAGCAGAATACTGCCCACTATGCGGTGAAGAAATTGACTACTCACAGTTTGAACTAGGAGAATAAAACAACTGATGGAAGATTTTTTCGACTTTAATGACAAACAGATTAGCGGCTTGGCCTGCTGCCCTGACTGCGGGTTTATTTGGCCGACGGTCGTGCCTTACGGTCAATTTTTCACACTGACCTGTCCGAAATGCGGCGGGCTTGTCGGGGAACTTAACGAGGCCCATATATGCTCCTCCTGCTAGCGTTTATCTGTGGCGTAGCACTCGACATCGTTTGGGCCAAGACGGTGTCGTCCGTGGCACGCAAGCGGGCGTTCACGGCTGCTAACTTGTCGGTTCTGCTCTACCTGTTCACGGTCGTCGCCACCGTGCTGATAGTTGAAGAGTGCTTTGTGGCGTGTTTTGCTTACGCACTCGGTAACTGGTGCGGGACATACATAACTGTGAGGTGGTGGGTATGAGCGTTTATGACGATTTAGCAATTGAACGCTTCCGCCAAGACGAGAAATGGGGAGTGCAAAACCATAAACCAGAGAAGTGGGTCGCCATCCTCGGGGAGGAGTTTGGAGAGTTGTGTCAAGCCGTTGTCGAAACCGTATTTGACAATGGCTCCGATAAAGGTGGTTTCGACAACATCCGAAAGGAAGCAATCCAAGTAGCGTCGGTAGCAGTCGCTCTTATTGAGTGTTTGGACCGTTATAAAGAGCAACCTTGGCACTTGAGTATAGGATATTTGAAATGAAAACAATCAAACGGAAACCTGTCCGGCGTACCATTTCTCAGCGCAGCGAGATGGTCAACGACTTTCACAACTTCCACGTCAACCTAGACTCGCGTGAAATAATTCTGATGAGCGAGCCAGCAAACACGGAGGAAGGAATCGACTGGGCGTGTGCAAATACCTTCATAAAGAATCTGTCGCTACTCAACAGCATGAATCACACCAACATCCTAGTCCAACAGTGTGTTTGCGGGGGTGAGTGGGCATACGGCATAGCGGTCTACGACGCTATTTTAACTAGCCCGTCGCCGGTGACTCTGCTGGCACACGCTCACGCTAGGAGCATGTCGTCTATTATACCACAAGCGGCGAAGAAACGAGTCATCATGCCAGGGGCAGAGTTCCTCATTCACTTCGGTACAAGCGGCTTTGAGGGCGATGCCCGTAGCTTCGTTGCCGAGGGTAAGCGGTCAGAGCAGCTAGACGCACGGATGCTAGACATTTACTCAACCCGATGTGCTCGTGGCCCATTCTTTAAGCGAAACAAGTATTCACGCCTTAAGGTGAAAGAATACCTGCGAAAAAGAATGAATGAAGAGCGTGAGTGGTACATGGAACCCGAGGAAGCAGTGGATAAGGGGTTTATGGACGGCATCTTTGGTACTAAAGGATTTCGCACACTTGAGGAGATACGCCGATGCTAAAGAAGCTAAAGACACCAGGACGAAACGACCAGTGCCCGTGTGGCAGTGGGAAGAAGGCCAAGCATTGCTGCCTCGGCAAGATCAAGATCGTCGCCAACCTGCCGCCCGAGATTCGGAACCGTACTCTCGCTGCCTCAATCATGCGAGGAGCCAATGCACAAAAGCCCGAATGACGCTGAAGAGGATTCTTACATCTACGACGCCGAAGAATGGCTCCTATCCAAGGGAGGGACAATCCCCTTGGAGTCCGAGTTTCCTTGGATGTTCCAAGGAATGTTAGATGACTACGCAAATCAGGAGTGAAGGCTTATGGGACTAGATAACCCTCTTAGATCGAGTAAGTTGATTCAAGGCGACGTTCTCGACGTGTTGCCTACACTCGGCCACTTCGCGTGTAGCTTCTTAGACCCTCCTGATGCCCTTGGATTAAAGCTCAATGGCTACGTCGAGAGATCGAGAAAGGGCTACATCGAATGGCTCGCTCAAGTCGTTCAAGAGACTATTGCCCACTGCGGCATCACTTGGCTCTCGTACAATAGCCGATGGGACTTGGCTGTTAAGCACTGGGCTCACGATTTTAGTCAAATAAACACTGACATCGAGATTAAGCCTTTTGCATGGACTTTTACATTTGGACAAAATTGCAACACTGACTGCGGGCCGGGGCACCGACCTATTCTTCGGTTTAGGCACGCGGGCGCACCTATCTATCCAGAACAGGTCAAGGTGCCCTCCTGGCGAATGATCCACGGAGATAAGCGGGCTGCTGCGGGAGGGCGTGTTCCCCTAGACCATTGGAACTTTCCGCGTGTCGTCGGGAATGCCAAGGAACGACGACCGTGGCACCCAACTCAACATCCCGAGGCCCTGCTTGAACGCGCTATCCTACTCAGTACCAAGGAAGGCGACGGAGTGCTTGACTTGTTTTCGGGCACGGGCACAGTAATTCGCGTGTGTAAACGTATCAACCGCAGCACCACCTCCGTGGAATTGAATCCGACGTATTGCACCGAAATCTCAAAAGAACACGGCCTCGACATTGAAGTTATTGGAGACACCTCGTATGAACACCGTTGACAGGATAGGACAAGACCTGTGGCCTAACCATCGGAAGCGCCTGGTCCGAAAGGCGCTCAAGGCTTCCGACGGCCACATTATTCAACTTAGCATCGGTGAGGCCGAGACCCTAGCCCGGCAGGAAACTGAGCGGGAAGTTGCCAAGCGGCTGCGATTTTATGAACTTGTAGGTGATTAGCTAAGAATAGCTAAGAATAGTGGTCACAACTTCTCTCCGCGCGGCACTTATTATACAGAGGCACATCATGCTATCAAGAGAACAAATGGACCTGATTGGCCAGAAACACGGGATACACCCGCATTATCAAGCGGAATTCCTCAAACTGGCTAATGAGGGTCGTATCAACAATGACGAATTTGGCGACCGACTTGTGACGTGCCAGAACTACCAGCTAGCGTGCGAAGATGTCATGCACGTACTGGCACAACCCATCCAACACTACTTCGAGGAGAAGGTATGATCTACGATTTTGTCGGCACAGAAATCACCCCCGGCTGCACCTGCGTCTACCCGCTTCGGCGTGGTTCCAAGATGTGGCTGACAACGATCAAGGTGGACGGTATCCAGAAGATCAAGGATGGCGACCAGATTGTGGACACTCTCACCGGCTTCAACAGCAACGGGCGCTGGACCAAGACGAAGAACATCAAGAACTGCATTGTCATATAAGGAACAACCATGTACAGCACCATCGACTTTCACGTTCGCGGCGTAGCCCCTCTTATCATGCACAACGGACAACTGGCCGACCAGTCCAACGAATTCGCCAAGGCGAAGAAACAGCTTACAGGGAAGCGTAAGAAAACCGACGAGGGGCAAGAGGAAATAACCCGCTTGGATTTTCTTGGAAGTCTGTATGTAGACGACAGCCAACGTCCGGTGCTTCCCGGCGAGCTTATTGAAGCCACCATCATAAACGGTGCGAAGAGAACAAAACAAGGCAAAACGTGCCGATCTGCCTTGTTCGTTGATGGCTTTGCACCCCTCATCTACGAAGGCCCAAAGACCCCCGAAACCCTTTTGGCCGACAGGCGTTTCCACTATCGCGTTGGAGTCATCATCAACCGAGCCCGGATATTCACAACGAGGCCGATCTTCAAAACCTGGGAAGTGAAGTTCACTGTCAGCTATCTAGCCGAAGTGCTCAACCACGACGAGGTCATCGAGTTTGTTGCGGCAGCCGGGCAGTTTGCAGGGTTTGGAGATTACCGCCCGCGCTTTGGGCGCTTTGAAATTGTTTCAGCTACTTAAGGTGCGGTTTAGTGTGGTTGAGTAAGGTGCTGTATGGTTGGGTGCGGTCTGGTAAGGTTCTTTCGACGAAGCCCATTCGCAAGAGTGGGCTTCCTTGAACGAACTTCGGTTAGGTGCGGTAAGGTAGGGTGTGGTGAGGTCGAGTCTGGTTCTTTCGACGAAGCCCATTCGCAAGAGTGGGCTTCCTTGAACGAACTATTCACAGGAGCAACAAAATGATAAATCCAAAGACACTTCAGAAGGGCGACTACATCTCTTCAACCACCGTTGAACGTATCACGGGCGAAGTATACGGCACGACTGCCTACCAGTTGGCCCTGATGGGTCTGCAACAGAGCATCGAACACGCCCTGATCCGGCTGGGCCGTCGCATGACATTGAAGTCGGAGAACGGTGGCATACGCCTGCTGACCGACCCCGAGGCGGCTGAGTACAACGCCCACCAAGGTGAGCTTGCACGGCACAAGCTGTCAAGGGCCTTCCACCGGAACCAAGCTGTGAATGACGGCAACTTGGACTTCGATGAGCGCACTACGCACTACCGGACCCTGGAAATTCAGGGCAAGTATATCCAAGCCATGCGTCGAGTTCGACGCGAGTTGAAGGTCGAACCCGTCCGAAGGTTGACGCCAACCGTATGACATTCAAACTCAAGAAACTGGGCGTGTCACGAAAGATTTACAAGGAGTGGCGCTGCGGTGACTACAGGATTACATGGCGCTCCGAGGTGCAGGGCGTGAAAGTGCCCCCTGCATACCATGCGACCGTTCTAGTGAACGGCCAGTGGGTGTTTGTTGGTCGCCACGGGACGTTCAAGACATTTAAGAAAGCCACTGAGGAGTGCATGAAACATGAATCAATTGCCACTTGTAATCAATGCCGGTAAGGTCGAGCGTCTCCAGTCTGGGGATACTATTGCACTGCCTCAACTGACAACCACTAGGCTCGTCTTCGCTGGGGCCGATGGATTACTCACGGATAGCGCAGATTTGACATGGGACGGGTCCGTCCTTAAAACTACGTATTTCGGTATCAACACATCGTCAGACAAGAAACTCGATATTGGATACGGCCATTTGAATTTTACGCCGGTTCCGGTCCCCACAGCGCCAACGGCAGCCCTGGCAGGGATCGCAGGTAATATCGACCCAGACACGTACTACTACGCTATCGTGTTCGTTACGTCCACTGGGAATACCATGTGGGGGACACAATCGAGTGGCGTTGTCGTAACGAATAAAGCCGTAGACGGTCAAATATCGCTGACAAACATTCCAGTATGCACGACTCCAAATGTTACATGCACGGCCCGGAAAATCTATCGCCGCAGTACAGTCGGATTTTGGGCTTACTATTTGGCTACAATCGCAGACAACTCTACAACGACATATACTGACAACATTCAGACCCCAGGAGGAACCGCGCTGGCCCCGTTTCCGACCACTTACGGTATTTCAGATACCAGTGCCGGTATCATCTATGTCGGCGGAACTCAAGCAATAGCTCTTACTGCGAACAATTCTATCGGCGTCGGGGCACTAGCTTCAAGTACAGACGCAGCACAAAATAATGCTTTTGGATACCAGGCACTTGCGGCCCTAACTACAGGCAAGTTTAACCAAGCATTTGGTTTTCGTGCATCCTATTCGTTAGTCTCCGGTCAAAGCAACGTAGCAATAGGTGATGAGGCTCTTTATAGCGCTACAGCAGGAGGAAACATTGCAATAGGTACGTATTGTGCTAAGGCCATAACAACCGGGGGAAACAATATATGTATTGGTTATCAGACTTGTGCAGCTACGGACGGTCTTAGGAATATAGCGATAGGTACTTGGGCTTTGGGGAGGTCGGCTACTACTGCTTTAGCCGGACTAAACGATAACCTGATGATCGGCTACTTGTCAGGTTACGCGGTCGTTGCCAGCATGACCAATTCCATTTTTCTTGGTTCGTATTCCGGGAGGTATGAGACTGGTTCTTCTAAGTTGATACTTGACTCCTATGACAGATCAACTGAAGCCGCTGGCCGCACAAGTGCTATAATCTACGGTGTGCAAAGCGCCACAGTAGCCAACCAGGACTTGGTGTTCAATGCACAAGTAGGCGTGAACATAACACCAACCGCGTGGCTCACGTTGCGAGCAGGTTCAGCTACAGCAGGCACAGCACCACTAAAGCTAGCCTCAAGTACGTTGAACACTACTGCTGAAGTAGGTGCATGTGAATTCCTCTCGGATGATCTGTACTTCACAATCACCACCGATGCTGCTAGACAGAAAGTCGTTTTAACCTCTGGGCTGACCAGCGGGAAGATACCCGTTGCCACGACGAACGGTCGCCTGACTGACGGGCCAACCCCCTTAGCTGGTACAAAAGTCTACTACGTCGCGGACTCCAGTGAGGGAGCAGCTACTCGGAAACTCACGTTCACTAACGGCATCCTAACAAGCGAGACTTAACAATGATAAAGATTGATGAAAACACCATCGAAGTCACCAAGACTGTTCCCGTTGCAGTTTCAAAAGTAAAATTTGAGCGGGGTTACTTGGAACGGCAACGCAAGGCCATTCAAATGCAGCGGGATGAGTTCTGCGCGGCGAGAGACGCAGAACTGGCCGAAGTAGACAGCTATTTGAAAGCCTGCGACGAACTGGGCATTGTATCAAAACCAGAGGCCAAAGATTATGACACACTGTAACCAACCGATGGTCGGGATTGAGTATTTCGGTGGCTATGACGGCGTCAGCGAGTGGCACTGTGCCATCTGTGGCCACCGCGTCGGCAGGTGGTCAGGTAGGATTCTTGTTGGAGACGACTATGAGAGACCCTTCGGACGAGACCCTGAACCCAAGGTGGAACGATGACTGACCTACTATTTGCGCTGTCTAGGCATCCGGCTGGCGTCCAAGTGACCTTGTACCCGAACAGAGTGACCATTGACATAGGCTATAACAATCGAAGTCGGTACGAAGGCGAAACATTGGAGCAAGCACTCGTCTTAGCCGTACAAGACATTCGTCGTATGGGAGGCCCGCCGTCGGTGATAGCCGCCCTCTCTGACTAAAGTGACTCAGATGAACGAATTCTGCCCAAAATGTTTGTACCCGATCCAAGCGTCCAAAGACCAAGCGTCCAAAGACCGAGAACGTCTTTGCGAGACCTGCGGATGGTTTGGCGATAAAATTGAGACACTGGCGGAGCCAACAGAGTCCGGCGACTTCAACCCAACTCGGGCTGCCGCGCAAATCTTGGGACTCTTCAGGGATGTATGCCGACAGGAGCTAATCCTTGAGCAAGCCTGCGATGCCGGGATCGCAGCCGAAAGTCACATGAAACGTGTAAGAATCATCCGACAAGCCGCTATTCAAAATATCATTGGACTGTTCGTGCGACTACGCGAAAGTCCAACGAGAAGGCGCAAAAAGATGCTAAAGATGCTAAAGAAAGACCCAAAAAATGGCCTGCTGCCGTGGCCCGACAGTTGGACGGACTATCACTACAACGCTTGTGCAGAATCATGTGACATGCTTATAGGCCCATGCTCCTGCGGCGCTTGGCACTCCGAGAGCGAAGAGTGGGTCAAACAGAAACTACAAGAACATGGAGTGTACATTGAGTAAATACTGCCCTGTTTGTGGTAAGGTCATTGCGCACTACGGCCCGCCACAGGCGCGTTGTCTGTGCGGATGGTTTGGTCAAGTCTATGAACTGAGAAAAGAGCCTATGCTAGCACCGGTCAAACTCAAGTTTGTATCCATCGACATCGAGACCACCGGACTAAACCCCGATACGTGCCAAGTGTTGGAAATCGGGGCCGTTATCGAAGACTGGGTCAGCCCCGTTGATAAGCTACCCACGTTCCACAAGATAATTCGACGCGACCTGCTGGTTGGTGAACCCTTCGCCCTTGCGCTCAATTGCAAGCTGTTAAGACAGCTTTCTGTCAAAGACCTGCCAGATACCTGCTTACCTGAAGAGGCGGGTCGTCGGTTTGCCGAGTGGCTGCGCTTGTATGGTGTCGATCCGAAGCACGTACAACCGGCGGGGAAGAACTTTGCCAGCTTCGACGAACAGTTCCTTAACCGTCTTCCGCTCTTCAGTGACTTTGTCCACTTCAAACACCGAACAATCGACCCCACGATGCTGTTCTGGCAGTCAGATGACGAGGGGCTGCCAGATAGTCAAACTTGTATGAAGCGTTCTGGCATTGACGGAAAGGTGGCACACACTGCCGTCGAAGATGCCCTCGCCGTGGTCAAGATGGTCCGTTATTATTGGAGCCAGCGATGATCTTTCCACGTAAGGTTGTTGTGAGAGGGTACAGTCAAGACATTGACTACGTCGCTACCAGCCGCGAAGTCGAACAAGACTTTGCTAACGATGACTTTGTCGGCCAAGTTTGTCAAAGCGACCCAGGAGCGGGAAAGATCAGAATCAAAGCTACACGGGAACCAATCCGCGTGTTAGATACCCTGGTACATGAAATTCTGCACTGCATTTTTCAACGAAACCCGCTACTCACCGCCTCTGTAAGGCCAGAGATAGGCGAGGAAGCCTTCATCGACACTTTAGGCTGTGAGCTTGCCTACCTCTTAGTGTCAAATCAGTGGATCACGCTTCCCGACGAAGTTCCTGTCACAACGACGCGAATTCTATGAATTCTTTGAATCCCATGAACCAATCAATCAAGAAACTCTACGACGACTATCTCATGCACACCGAAGATAAAGCGGCTGCCGCGTCGTTGGTCATGGCCGATGTGATGCTCGGTGGCAAAGTAAGGGAGGAGCCCGACAGCCTGACGGTCAAGGATGTTGCCAGACGCCTGGGCGTCAGCAGTCGCGTTGCCTACGAGCTTTGCCAGGACGGAGAAATCGACGCCTTCAAGATCGGTCGCACGATCCGAGTGAAACCTACCGAGTTGGAGGCATACGTCGAACGCCGCACTAATAGACTACATCCACGGTAGCCTGACGCATCGTCTCCATTAAGTGGTCACTGTAAAGGGCAAGATGTTGGTATTGAGTTTCAGCCATGCGCCCACCTTTGTGCCCCAAGACAACTGCCGCAGAAGTGGCGGTCGCCCCGTGCCGTTGGGCGTGGGTATTGAACGTATGCCGAAGGGCGTAGGCACAAACTCGGAAACCAAGCTCCTTTTGAAGCCTCCAGAACCGGGAGTGTACCGAGTAACGATTCCACGGGCTCCCCTTTCGAGTACGGAAAATCGGGCCCTCTGGCCACGTCGCAGCCAAGCGGCGGCAAATTTCCACCATCGGCCCCGCCAAGGGCGTAATCCTCGCTCTCTGCCCGCCTTTCACCTTCTCGGGTTCCAGGCACCAGAAGGGTGGGTTGTGGTCAAGAAACAGGTGCCGAGCCTCCACCCGTCGAACCTCTTGGGGCCGCGCGCCAGTGAATCGCAAGGCGACCAAGAAATCCCTGAACGAACCCACCTCAACAGACTCCAAGAGTTTTTCCCACTGGCCGGGCATCAAGCAAACATCCCTCTGAACGGCCCCCGGCTTGCGTACCTTCGCCACCGGGGAGTATGGGATCATATCACGCTCCACAGCCCAGTTGAACGCTCGCTGGATAGCCGACACCCTGGTCCGCACCGTATCCCGCGCGAACCTAGCAAGGGGGAAGCACTCTTCAGCCCAGTCCATCAAGTGGCGTCGGCGGAGGTCCGCAATCTTCAGGCCATGTTCACGCTTAACCAGCCACCGGCGAAAAGACTCACACGAAGCCAAGTATTTCTGGTAAGTCTCCGCAGCTTGATTTTTCTTAGAGTGTTCGAGGAACTGTGTCAAGAGCCAATCCACGGGGGTGCGAAAGGTTACTTCCGAATTATGAGCCTGCATCTCGTGCCACTTGGCAACTGCCTCAGTTTTATCGGAAGTGCCGAGCGACATCTCGCGGAACCGCTTTTTACCTTTATGGTCTACTCCGTCCGCAATGACGATGTAATAGACTTTCCGGCCTTTTTTACGGAACGGACCCCTCTTGTTCAACATAGCAACCTCCAATGAAACTTAGGTCACGGAGGTTTACAGACTTCGACAAACTTCGACAAGATTAAGACGTTCAGGCCCACTCTCCAGAAGCGCTCTTTGCAAGTTCTTGCACACTAACGACTTATGACTCACAAATGGACGGCCTGTACTCCTTATCAGGGACGCGCTCTAACCAACTGAGCTATGCGCCCGAACACATCTAAGTGATTACTCTGTAAACCTTTAGAACCTCCACGAGTTCAGACTAAAACCGCGATGCAAACCGTGTAAACCACCTACCTTAACCCGTTTCGATCCAACTTCACTTGAAACTCCGACAAACTTCGACGCCTAGTATATCAACCTACACAACCGACAGAATCAGTATAGCAGCCAGAAACAACGTGTCAACTACGGGCTACATCAACTAAAAGACTACCATCCAACTTGACTATATGCAGCCACGGCCTAGAGTTTCAACAGCTTCTATTTCCCCGCGTTTATGGGCAGTTCTTAACACTTGGGGTGCTCCATGTTTGAAGACGAGAGTCAATTGTCTGAGGGTCTTTTCACTGGTAGTAAGGATGCTTTTGAGGCCGTTTACCTCCTCTACAACGAGGCGATTTTCAAATTCATAGCAAAGCAAATCGGTCGCTACGATGCCCAGGACGTTACGCAACTCGTTTTCCTAGAACTAATCCGCTACAAAGGCCACATCCAGAAAATTCGGCCGTTCCTTTACCGAGTGGCTACCCGCACACTTACTAGGTGGTTAAGACATCGCGCTCGCCACGAAGTTTCGATGGGCAACCAAATGGGTAACGTCGTTGACACATCTAAAAGCCCGGCTGAACGAATGAACCAGCGAGAACAAGTCAGTGCCCTTTACACCCAGGTAGGGGCCCTACCACAAGACGAGCGAGAAGCCATCGAAGCCTCCTATTTTGACGGGCTTTCGTCTACAGACGCCGGTGAAAAACTCGCCGTCAACGCCCCAACCGTCCGAAAGCGTGCGTCACGCGGAGTCGCTAAATTGCGGCTTGCTTTAGAGCCAGCAGTATCAGACCAGCGGCATAAAAGAGCCCGAGTCCGCCCAAAATGAGTCCTAAAAGAACCCGCACAACTTTGTCGTCTGGTTTTTCTGTGTTTTCCATGTCTCTAGTATAGCTTATATTTTTCCGCTTGACTTACAGCAACTATGATGGTATACTTAAAGTATGGCACCATACTACAAAACATCCCACCGAGCTTGGTACGTCAGCCACAACGGCAAGACCCTCCGACTAGGGGTGAACGAAGAAGAGGCGAGACAAGCCTATGACCGGCTTATCGCACAACACAGCGATTTCAAGGTGTCAGAGATTGTCGAAAAGTTTCTGAGCCACCACCGTAAAATCTCCGCCGTGGCGACAGTTCGGTACTGCGAGCAACTCAATAGATTGGTAAAGCATCTCGGCAGCCTGCGAGTCCACGACATTAAACCCTATCACCTGACTCAACTTTTAGAAGATGGGAAGATTCCAAGCTGCCTGATTAAGATTGCGAAGTCGTGCTTCCGCTGGGCCGAGCAGCAAGAGTTGATCGAGCACAGCCCACTCAGAAATCTTAAGACAACTACTTCAACGGCAAGAGGAGACGAAGTTTACCTGACCCCCGACCAATGGGAGGCGTTTCTCCGGGAAGTGCCGAACGATCTGAGCGACTTCGTAACTGTGATGCGGGACACTGGCTGTAGGCCACAGGAAATTCGCCAAGTGGAAAGCCGCCACTTTGACCGCGCTCAAAGGTGCTGGATATTCCCGAGATTAGAGAGTAAAGGAAAGCGGCAGAACCGAATCGTACACTTGAGCCACATTGCCTTTGAAATTTGCCAGCGGCTTGCGTTGAAATATCCCGACGGGCCTATCTTTCGTAATAGCGAAGGCAACCCCTGGTCAACAGCGGCTTTGGATGGCAGGTTTGACCGAATCTCAAGCCGACTTGGTTTCAAGGTAGTGCCTTATAGTCTGCGACACCTTTTCATCACAGAAGCTATTATCCACGATGTTGACCTGCAAAGCATCGCTACGATTGTCGGGCACGCAGACCTAAAGATGATTTCTCGCGTCTATCAACACTTGAACCGCCGTGGGGACCACCTAAAACGTGCCTTGCAGAAGGCAATAGCCTAATTATTTTTTTATTTCTACTTGACTTACACCAACTATGAGGCTATAGTTGAATAGAGTTCAACACAATCAAGGAACAACCATGAGCAACCTCTGCTTACACGCTGGCGCGAAAATCATCGAAATGGAGCAACTGAGAGACGTACAACTGCCCGACGCCACCCCGACCTGGACCCCAGTAGCCCACCACACTCTGGTCGATAGCGTCAAAGGCGCATTGGTTTCCAGTGGTGCCAACATCGTTACGGAGGAGCACGCCATCTATCTAGGCGGGGACCGATACTTCGGGCTGCTGCACCTCGATAGCAACGACGGCGGCAACACCGTGGTCGGCATCCGCAACAGCCATGACAAGACCTTTCCTGCCGGGCTGTCGCTCGGCAACCGGGTCTTCGTCTGTGACAATCTCAGCTTCAGTGGTGACGTGACCGTCGCCCGGAAGCACACCCGATTCATCAACCGTGACCTGGACCGCTTGATTTACTCTGCCGTCGGCAAGCTGGCCGATCTGCGTGTCAAGCAAGAGGCTCGTTTTGCGGCCTACCATGATCGGATACTCTCTGACTTGGAGGCCCACGATCTTATCATCCGTGCCTTACTGGCCCGAGTCGTCAGTGGCGAGCAAGTGGCGAAAGTTGTCGGCCAGTGGCGGGAGCCTACCCACGAGGACTTCGCACCAAGAAGCGTGTGGAGCCTGTTCAACGACTTCACGGAAGTCTTGAAGGGAACGTCCCCCATAGCTTCTGTCAAGCGGACGATGACGTTGCACGGCTTGCTGGACACCCACTGTCAACTGGCAGTCTGAACCAAGAGGTAAACCATGTCCTACGACATAGAACTACGTGAACCGGTGTCGCTCCGGGTGATTCAACTTGATACGCCCCACCACATGCGAGGTGGGACGTATCAAGTTGGCGGATCACTAAAAGCACACTTGAATGTAACTTACAACTACTATCCGCACTTTAAGTCAATCGACGCCGAGAAAGGTATACGAGCGATTTACGGGACAACCGGAGCAGAAAGTATTCCGGTTCTCCAACGAGCCGCCGACGCCCTCAAAGACGATGTAGACGACAACTACTGGCAGCCGACCGAGGGCAACGCAAAAGCAGCTTTGCTACAACTACTCGCGTTGGCAAAGATGCGCCCCGATGGAATCTGGGGAGGTGATTGATGTACCTACTTATTCAAAATGCGGGTGTCGCCCCCATCGAATCTTACACGCTCTTGGGTGTCAGCACCAGCCGGGGCGTAGCTGGCACCATCGGCCAATTCGGAAGCGGGGCCAAACATGCCATCAACACCCTGTTGCGCGCTGGCTTAAAGCTGGTGATTTATTGCGGAAAGACAAAGCTGGAGTTCACCACCCGCGAGGAGGTAATCAACGACGGACTGGTTAGCAAACCGATTAAGCGAGTAGTCTGCAAGTTAGGGGGCACCAGCACCAAGACACTTGACATGGGATGGGTACTGGATTTTGGCTCGCTCGACTGGACCGACCTAGCGATGGCCCTCCGAGAATTCGTCTCCAACGCAATCGACCGAACCGTAAGGGAACACGGCGGCTTTCAACTTGATCTAACGAACGGTGATTTACAAGTTAGAGTAGTTGACGACGGCGCGGTCAGGGCTAAAGACGGCTACACCCGCGTCTTTATCGAGGTGAATCCAAGTGTCCAACGCTTTTATGGGGAACTCCCGCGTAGGTTTCTGCATTTCGGCACCCCGGCTCTCGTCGGTGAGTCGCTCCTGCCGAAGGCCGACCGCAATCTGAGCGGTAAAAAGACAGCAATGATTTACAAAGAAGGCGTTTTCGTGCGGGAGATACAGGACGAGGACGACGCCTCGATCTATGACTACAATTTCCACGGGGACGAGCTTCGGTTGGACGAATCCCGCAACAGCAGCGAGTACGACATCAAGGCGGCAGCAGCCTGGCTCTATCGTAAGGCCAAGGCCCAGCAGCTTGCACCGGTCTTGAAGAGCCTGATTGCCCAGGAGCCGACGTTCGAGGCCACGCTCGATTCATACCACCTAGCCCCGTCCTATAGTTCGCCGGACCCGGAGCAGAGTGCGGAGTGGCAAAAGGCGTGGGAGTTGGCCGCTGGCCCGGACGCCGTGCTTTGTGACGCCTCCTCCATTCATACAGCCGACTTCGTGCAGAGGAAGGGCTTTCAGCCAAAGAGCGTCAAGGCCCCCGCCTGGATTTCGGCTGCCGCGAAGTGCGGCATTAAGACGGCCTCCGTCGTCTTGGACGGGAATGAGACCAATGGCAAGCAGATTCTCCCGGCGACTGATGCCTCGATCGAGGCCGTCGATACAGTTTGGTCGTGGCTGCAACAGATCAACATGACGCAAGGCAAGGCCAAGCCCCGTGTGGCGTGTTTCCGGGACATTATGAAGGCGGGCTCCGAGACGATGGGCTATTACCGCGATGGCGTGGTCTACTTCAAGGAAGACATCGCCACGGCGGTGAACAAGTACCTGTTGCAGACGGCTTTTGAGGAAGTGTCGCACTACGTCACCGGGGCCACGGACATGAGCCGCGATTTCCAGAACTTCCTGATTCAAGTGATTGTGGAGTTAGCAGCGTGAAAACTTACTTTTGGCTAACTCTGAAGGAGCCTATCGCGTTCGATAGTCTGAATGACGCTATTCAATACCTGAGTGGAAAAGTAGAGTCGGTGGAGCACTGGATCGTGGGCGAGGTATATGGCTTTGTGTCCGATTACAAGTTTATTGAGTTGTACCGAGGAGATTCAGAGGGCGGGATTGTCTCGGCCTTGCTCCCAGACGAACGTGTTTTTGTGGAGGACAGACTTCGTGAAACATCCTATTGCTGTGTCTAATGCTAGTGGTGCCTGTAGCTTTGAACTAGGGCGTGACCCTGCTGGCCGACGTAGGACTTGCCCGTTCAAAGCCGCCATTCGTTTGGACGGGGTGGCGCTATGCGACCACCATGCTGAGTACGCAATGACCGCCGCCTGTGGCCGCGATACCAAGATCAGGAGGGGAGCGTGAAACCGATGAAACACGTAGTCTTAGACGAAAAGGAGGCCGCCGAAATCTACCGGCGACTGAAAGAAATCACGGACGCCGGGGAGGGTATGCGCGCATTTGAAGCGACTCGGAAACAAAATAGCCCGCGAACTGGGGCTCGAACCTTTTTACAAGTGATTGCAACGATGTCAGACAGATACCAGAACCAGTGCTTGATTGTCAAAGTATACCGTTGGCTCCGTTGGAAGCCACTGTATGCCATTTACGCTTATTGGATTTTATTCCGCTGGATGTGCTCGGGTGCCAAGATTCCCGCTGAAGAGGCAGAATGGTTCAAGACACGTCGAGCCTATGCTTCGCACACCAAGACACTGTTTGAAAGTTTGGCCGAGTGCGAGATGAAGCACTATTATACGTTCGAGGAAATGAAAGAAGCACTCGATACCGGGGACGAATTGGATTCGACCGGGTGAACGATTTGCAGGATGCGTGCCGTGGTTGGACGACAGGCCACGAACTCATTGCAGCGTTGATGGTATTTAATGCTTAAAAGGGTTATCAATCTGTACCGCCAAGGAACTTCCTTACACGAAATAGCGAGGCGCGTCAAAATGCACCGCTACCGTGTAAAGGAACTTCTTGTCGATCAACATTTGATCCCCTTTTGTCCAAGGAGGAAAAGTTGCACTCATTGTAAGACACGATTAACACCAAAAGAATTGCGGAGGGCCTTTATCTGGTCTCGCTATCAATGTTGTCGATGCGCTAATCTCTCGGGAAAAGCGCATCCACTTTGGCAAGGTCAATCGTGTGAAATCTGCGGTAAAACTTTTGGACACGTTCGAGGAAAGAGACGTTGCCGATTAGCTGCGGATCACGACCATAACACAAACAATTTTCGTGGATGGTTATGCAACAAGTGCAATCGAGGATTGGGTTTCTTTGAGGATAGTCCCAAGTCTCTAATGAAAGCAATCAAATATCTTCAACGCTGCAATGAGGGTAAAAGTCGCCCACAAAACCTTAATTGCCAAGCCTAGCTTTGCAATGGCTGCGTAAGTAGCCCTGGTTGATAGTCTTCGCCCGAGAGACTTGACTACCAGCCGCAATTCGGGACCGCCTTGGACGTTGCCGATGATCCAAGGTTAAACAAAGTCGGCTAGCGGTCGTTGAACCCTGCTGGAATCGGGGCACCAAACCGCGAAGACGTAAGTAGACCAGCTACGCACGTAGACGCTTGTAATGAACGCATCGCGGGACGCGGGTTCGATTCCCGCCGTCTCCACTTAAGCTCGGCCAGTCGTCGCAGTCACCTTGGTAACGTGGCTGCGACGACTATTTTAACGGGAGAGTATTAAACGAGGTTGACGGGTAAGCAATATGCCAGAGATGGAGAGCATCCCCCAGCCGCTGGAAATGACGTTGCTCGATAAAGCGGTGTGCGCCCTGAATTTGGGAGACCTCTATTTTTAACAGAACTTTAACAGGAGACCAACGATGAACCGATACCGCTGCCGCACTTACATCGACGAAGGCCGCACCAAGGAGTGGCCGACCAGCTTCGTTACCTGCCCGCGTGTAGGCGACTACGTCGCATCGGTCTCGGGCTTCAAGCTGAAAGTCGCCTCGATTACACACTGCGCCGAGCGGGACAAACTATCGGGAGTGGTAGTGTCCTATATCGAAGTCGAGCTAAACAGATAGCGCCGCAAATATGCGGCGCTGATCTAAGTGCCCTTGCTGCAAGGCTTTACGTAAAATGCCTGGAGCGGAATTTCGGACCCTGTTAAGAACGCTTGGACTTCTTCGCCCTGGCGATTAGCTCGTTCAAGCCTGCCACGTCGATAGGCTTCCGGCTCCGGGCGTACTTAGGTAGGTTGACCCCGGCCTTTCGGAGTCTCGTTGCCTTCGCCAGTACGCTACCCCTGGCTAGGCCAAGTAGCCTTGCCACACCGGCATAGTTTTCTGACTGCAACCACGCTTGAACGAACGCCACATCTGTGGCGGGTTGGCGTACTTTCTTTCCGGATTTTCTGACCATATTAAAGCTCCTTTCGGTGCCATTATAGCCAGCGTGTCAAGGAGTGTCAAGCACTAATTCAGCGCAATATAAAGCGAACTTCTCGACGTAGTCCGTGTGGCCTACTGCCGCATTCTCAGCAATACAAACTAAGGACGGGCATATAGTGGTGCGTCCTAACTTGGCGCGTTCTGCATTAACGGCGTTGAACATCACTTCTCGCTCATACCCAACCCATTCAAATTCTCGGTTGACGTAGGCCGGACGGTTGGGCCGCTCTTTCTGAGCGTTGCGTAACACTTCTCTAAGCCTCTCGACAAGTGTATTCATCCTTTCACCCCTTGAATCATTAAGGCCAGGATCAGACACGCGACACCAATCAATAAGCCCATGCTGTTTCTCCTTGTTACCAGTCAAGTAGAGCTACAATTTTCTCAAGAGTTTCAACGCCAAGAGACTGCAACCCACTTTCTTTGCACCTCGTTCGGATCAGGTTCGCCAGCTTTCGTTGCTTGGCCTCTCGAAGCACCTTCTCCACGTCGCCAGGCGCTACGGGGACAATAAACGAAGTGTGAAAAGCGGCACCTCCAACCGCGCTCCCACCAACCCGACGAAACCTTGAGTCACCGCAAACAACCTGGGTGGCTGTTAGCTTTGTTACTTTCAAAAGACGTTGTGAGTTAAAACCGTAAGAGTGGATTACGATGTCGCCGACCTTAATGTTTTTCATTCAATACTCCGAGGGAAGCATAAGGGTGTTGTTACAGACGTATAGCTTGATCGAGCCAAGCGGGAAATTAGTGTACTCAATGAACTGCGCCACCACACTGGCCTCGCCGGAATCCGCCTTCACCGTCAGATAGGCGTTGTGGTCTTTGACATCAAGCTCCCAAAGCTGGAACTCAAGCAATCGCTGATTATTTCTGACCCGCTTGTCAAGCTGATAAGACGCGACGGCGTCGATCAACCAATAAGCCCCGGCGGACTCAGCGAGGGACTGGACCCCTTTGGTGTACAGCAAGCCAGTAAAATGCTCGAAGAACTCTTCCATGATTAGCTCCTGTTAAGATTGTCCGAGACTATTCGATTAAAGTCAACAAGACGCTGGTTGCACCCATAGAGGCACTTCGTATGCTTCGCACCGGTCGTACAATGGATTCCGTCGCGGTATAAGTGCGAACACGCATACTCTGACCCATCTGGAGCAATGACTCGTTCGCTCATGGAAAGGTAACAAGGCTCAAGTAGATCGTTCTCTGGAAAGCGCACACCAGCTACGAGACGCTGCTTCTCACTCATCGTCTCATTCAACAACGCAACAGATTCAGCATTGAGCAACTGCTTCATTGCCGGTATAATGTGGTCGAAGAAATTATCAATATCGTCTCGCGTAAACGTGTAACGGGGGTTCTCGCTTTTATAGATCGAGAAGAAAATCGCGTACAAATCCGGCAATTCTCGGGCGGCAAAAAGTATGAATGGGAGTATCTGGCTGTAGTTTTCTCCTGTTACTGTGTATGTTACAGTCGTGACCGTTTGCTTCGATGCTTGTTTGATATTGTCTACCACCCGATCAAAAGCCACACGGCCAACTAACTCATCCCAATAGTCTCGTTGACACGAATCAAGCGAAACTTTCAGCCTCCGTAAGACTGGTGATGGTGGCATGATATACGCATTTGTGTTAAGATGAAAGCGGTACTTGTGCCCGTGTTCCATCAAATACGGGTACAACCACGGCACAATTGACGGCTCGCCGCCTGTTATATGGATGATCGCAGTCTTCCCATATTTTTCCACGACCTCTTCAAACCGACCTTGTGATAAAGTTGTGGGTGATTGCTTAACTCGGCTGTTTGAATGGAGATTGCAATACTTGCACCGGAAATTGCAACCCTCTGTTATGAAAATCGCAACCCGGCGGATTGGAACAGCAGTTTCATTCCGAACGTGGACCTCCGTTTCAATTGCCCGTTGCTCAAAGTCGTCCCAATACAAAGAATGGCGCATTGTTAAACCCTTATTGAATTGATTCAACGCACATCTTGCCAGCCGACATCGGTCGGCTGGCGATAGGATAAAGTCACTCGACTACCTCCAACTCATTGACCGTGACGACGGGCATTTCCAACAAGCCTACACAAGCCCGCTTAAAGTATTCGACCCTGGCGTCGGCTTTTTCTCTGGTGGTAAACACCGTGGTGCTAGTAATCACTCGCGGGTGACTACCAGTCAACCAGTCGGTGCCCCTAACCTGAAGCTGATAAACGTACCGAGTCATTTGATCGGATTGCTCAAGTCTCTTGCACAGGTCGTAAACCAATCGGTGTGGCTTGTCTTTCCACTCGTCGGCAAGTGGTCCTAAACCACTCGGCGCGTTTCGGTAATCTTCAATCTCGTACATTAAACACCCCCTTACTTGACCTTGGCCGAATTTAGGGCTTGTTACAGAGTTGATTGCGTCGGTCAGCTTCGGCTTGTGCCAACTCCCGCGACGGGAAATACTCACCGGTCGAATTGCTTGGAGTGTACAAGGTACTCACTACCTTCCAGCTATTCGGAAAGCAGGGTGTTTCTACTGTAATCCACATGATTGATCCTTTCTAACGACCCCGAAACGCCGGTTTGGCATTTCCTCGCGCAACCGTTGTGCAACAACCTCTGCCTCCTCCCTTGAACCGTACAAGCGAAGTGTAGCAGGTTGACGCAATTCAGGTGCCATAGGCCACCACTTTACAATTTGAAACATGGTTCAACCTCCATTTGTGGCCAGGAAAGAGGTGCTCACTTGAGCAACTCTCATCGGGCCACGAGCCCGACTTCGCCGGGGCTACCCGGCTGATTACATGATTACACCCTTTCGTGATTTTAAGTTGTTTGGCGCTTTGATTCTCCCTCTGTGTATATGATTTTAAGTTTGAATCTAGGGCGGTGCGCGTGGCATGGTTTCCTCCAAAGTAGAATTTAGAACCCTGTTAAGAGTAAATCAACCCGTCGTCACCTACGTACAGATCAAACTCCCCGTATGCGTGGCTTGCCTCGGTCAATCGCTTGCCTATCGCTTCCGGCCAGTCTCCATCCCAGAACCCGGCCCCGTGATGATTACGGGTTAAGAAAAAATCGTGCCCGCCCATTTCGTCAGCCGTCCAATGCGAAGGGGCATAGCGGGCAAGATCGGCGGCGTTTTCCCTCTGGAAGTGCTGACAGTCTTCGATCATACGATCGAGGGTTTCGGGCGCAATGTCTTCGATGCTGTAGTTAGCGTCAAGTGGCTTCGATTCATCGTAACTGCTCCACAAGGCAGCTTCGATGTAGGACAGTGTGAAGTCGTCAAGCTGTAGCTGCGTTAGCATAGTTATACCCCAATGCTGTAAATGCTTCCAGTAAGTCTTCCCGGCTAGGATAGCCGCCTTGATCGTCGCAATTTTCAACCGCGCTTTCGTTGTTGTCCCGTAGCCATGAAAAGGTGGCCGCTTCCCAACCGCCGGGTAGACCATCCGGCGAACCAGCCTCAAACCGGATATTCTCGACAGTGGCATCATACTCGCGTTGGAAGTAATCATCCTCATCCAACAAGGGATACTCCGCCAACCGCTGCTGCAAGTCGTAATAGGCACAGAAGGCCCCTGTTATCTTGCCGTCTCGGTAGACACGAATAGCGAACCCTTCCACCCACCCGCAAGCCCAGTGCGAATGACTTTGGGGGATTACGCCTGGGTGTTGTGCCAGTTCCTTCGCAATCGCGTTTGCGTTGCTTTGGTCAACCAGCCCGCTATCCCTGTTACGGGTGTAGACAAGGGCATACTCTCCGGCGTGTTTGGGTTGAACGTGCCAGGAGAACGAGGCAAACTTCAGCCAGTTACCCACTAACTGCTTAGCAAGTTGCTCAACTGTCATATCCCACACTCCTTAAGAAAGCGCTTGCGGTCAAAGCGGTCGTTGAATTGTTGGCAAGCATCGGCGAGCGCGTTTGCCGCTAGTGCCGCTTGCTCTTTGTTATCGAGTGTCTTGATTGCCTCAGCCAGCGCCTTAAAGTGTTTCTTTGTTATACCGTGTTTGCCTTTATTGTTTGGGCCATTTCGTCCTGTAATTCTCTGAGCCGTTTATACTCGTTTGTTATGCAGCCCCGCTTGATTGCTTCCGCCAATTGATCGGCTTGCGCCAGGAACCGGACGACGGCGTTCCGCACCCCGATCAAGTGATTAGACAACGTGCCTAAGTATCGTTCCGTCTCTCTAATAATCTCTTGCATTGTGTCACCTAAGAGGGTATAACTGAGGGCTAGCGTACAAGGTAAGTGACGCCGTCGAATTCAACTTCTGTGTAGTCCACTCTCAGATTGTCCGCCGTAGCGTCCCAATCAATCACAATGTAACTTGGCAAGTCTCTCGGCAAGTCACCAATGTCCGCGCACAACTCGCGGCAATACTCAGTGAAGTAGGATTCACGGATGAGGGCTTCCCCGTGTAGCCAATCCTCACAATAGCCCTCGGCCTCCTCTTGCAGACTTAGCAGCGCTTGATAGTCTGTAACGTCCGTGTTACAGCGCTGAGCATTAAGCCAATCCTCAAAGGAAAGGCTACCGTCGTAGTCACCGACCGCAACTTCACCGTTGTAAGTGGCTTGGAGTTCACTCTCCAGCTCGGCGATACGGATGATAACGTGCCCACTGTCAATGATGTCACTACTGTTGCTTACTGTTCTTACCATTGTTGAACCCCTGTTGAATGACCGTTAAATGCCTAAAGTAGAAATTCACTCCCTGTTACTTGACCGCCACGCCCAACTCTGCCAGCATGTCGGCGAGTATGTTGCTTTCCTCATGGAAGACTGAATCGAAGTAGTCTTCCCCGCTGTCCGATTCGATTCCCCACAAACCAGGGCTTTCGATTCGGGTGATGATTCGATCCTTGCCGTAGGGAATGGGCAATTCGACGGCCGCGCGGACCCCGACCACGCTCCAATCGCTACCCAACGATTCCATGCGCTGGTAGTCTTCTTCGACGTGTTGGCAATCAAGAGCATGAATAGCCTGTTCACGGCTTCCATGCACCTTGATTGCATCGGCAATCTGTTCGTTTGGGACGTGGGCCCAGTTAGCTTCTAAACCGGGTGGTACGTGATTGGATGGATTCCAATACGGAAACTCGCCATGCTGCCAATCCCCTCTAGCTTTACGGTCGATGGCCCACTCCGTTTCAGGTTGTTTCCCGTACCCTCCAAGATAAGAGACATCCGGGCAATCGTCGGGCACTATCTGACGGTCAAAATCGCTCTTGCATACGGTAATCATATTTTCTCCTTGTTCACTGTTCACTGTTCACTGTAACGTAATCTCGATAACTTCCAACGAATCGGGCGATAGTAAACTCACTTTTCTTAGGTAAGCCGCCTCTTGCTCCGCCTCTTGCAAGGAGTAATAGCCAGCGCGCTCAGCTATCTCGTTTGCGCCGTGCTGACGATCTAAGATTATCCAACACGATCGTGGATTTATGCTCATTGCTCCTCACTCCACTTGATCCCGATGTAGTAGTACATATCCTCCTCAGATACACTAGGCTTATCACCTCTTGTTAAGAAATCAGGATGTTCGGCCAGGATACGTGCTTCGAGGTCTTCAACGTCGATGTCAAATGACGTTGCTATCTGTTCGAGACAATCATCAAGGGCCTCAGCCGGGTTGTCGCCAATACCGACGGCGCAGTTAGTGTAAGGAGTAAACGCTACCCCGTAGCCTTGAAAATACTGGCAATTTTCGACCCCAAGATCGTCAACCTGAAAATTTTTTACTTTGTTCATGGTTGCTCCTTTGTTAAACACGATAACCTCCCGACCATTCGACCAGGATAGTAGAAACGGGAAACTGCTTGACTACTTCGGTGCGTAGTCCGTAATAGTACATGCCACCGCTAGTCGGTCGCACCATACAGTATTGTGAATACTCTCCCTTCGCAAACGCATTGCGTGAGCACAAAGAGGCCATTCTTTCAGCGGTGTTTCGGCTTACTGCTCTCTTCATACTTAAATACTACGTCAACTAAGAGGGAATGTCAAATTAAAATCCAGTTAAATCTGATAAAATCTAATTAGCTGCGCTGGACCTATGCCGATTGTACAATGCGACCTCCGATCCATCACACAGCCGTTTTAAGTTGCGGCTGACGTTGCGTTGACCCAGCCAGCAAAACGGATCAATGAGTCCTCCCCATACCCAGCCAGTTATCTTTCCTTCTTTGTCCCCGCACACGATACAGTGTGTTCGATTCTCCGGGTCGATACACCCTCCCGTCCACGCCGATTCACAGTTGGGACACCGGGCGACAATGTGAAAGAATTTAAGCGCTTTCCAAACTATAGACTTCATTGGGAATTTCTCCAAAGTAAAATTTTGAGCCCTGTTAAGGATTTTCGTTTACCTGTTTTCTGATCCCGCCCGCCGACGAAGTAGACTTGCCGGGAATTTCTCCGGGGCGAAATTTAGGCCCTGTTAGATACCGGCGTTGCAATCGTTGCAATCGTTGCCATCACTCCCACCCCTTCAATCGGTATGACCATACCTGACCGTCAGGACCGATAACTTCGGATCGAACCGCATTTTTGATAGGACACGTACAAACGCAAAACACGGCACTTGCGAAATGACTGACACAGTCGATACGAATAGTACCATCGGTATAATAGTATTTAATGGTATAAATGGTACAATCCCTTCCTTCGCTATCTCTGGACCACGGGCGCACGGCCACGGGGCCGATGGTTCGCTATCTCTGGACCACGGGCGCACGGCCACGGGGCCGATGGTTCGCTATCTCTGGACCACGGGCGCACGGCCACGGGGCCGATG